AGTAACAACATCCACCGGAACAGCCACAGATTTTACTGCAGCAAATATTTTTGCAGGTAATGCAATTATATCGAGATTGATATATGGTAATTTAATTGGTACAGTAAGTACATTATCCAATTTCACCACAGCAAATTTAGCAGAAGGTATTAATTTATATTATACCAATGCTCGTGTTATATCAGCAGTAACTCCTTATTTAACTACGGCAAACGTATTAGAATCAAATTCCAATCTTTACTATACAAATGCTCGCGTAATATCTGCAGTCCTTCCATACTTAACTACTTCAAATGTAGCAGAAGGCACAAACTTATATTATACCAATGCCAGAGTTTATTCTAATGTAATAGCATTATTAGCAGGTAATATTGCTATAGGTAATGCAACTATAGGCAATGTTAGCATATCTGGTAGCACTACGTTCGGTGCAGGATCAGGTGGTTCCTTAACAGGTGCCAATTTAATATCCGCATCATATATTCAAACCGGGAATTTGCTTGCCTCTTCTGGTAATATACTTATTACTGGTAACATTATACCGTCTCTAGATTCCACATTCAATTTTGGATCATTAGATAAACAATGGAAAGACTTTTACTTAAGTGCAGAGTCATTATATGTCGGTGGTCAGAAGATATCAGGCAATGCGCAAACGGGTCTAACCTTAGTTAGTCTTACGGCTTCAAATATTACTACAGGCAATCTTGTAGTTACCAACTCATTTGTAGGTAATGTAACAGGTACAATAAGTTCATTATCTAATTTTACTACATCTAATTTAGCAGAAGGCACTAATCAATACTTCACTAATGCAAGAGTAACTGCTAATTTATCCCAGCAAAGTGTTAATATATTTTCAGACGTCGATACAACAGGTATTACTACCAACGGTATATTAATTTGGAATGGTGCAAGTTTTGTTGCAGGCACTATAGACTCAGGTACAACAGCAAATATTGCGTTGTTTGCTAACACCGCCGGCACAGCCAATATTGCTCTAACAGCAAATGTTGCAAATACTGTATTATCTTTAAGTGGACTTACTACAGCAAACTTATTAGAAGCAAACGTCAATTTATACTATACCAATTCTAGAGTTAGAACCGCATTTATTGCTGGCGATAATATTGTAATTGAATCTAATGGTAGAATTAGCGCAAATGTAAATCTTGAAATTGCTAATTTAAATTCGACTATTAGTAATTTGACTACTAATAGCATAACCGAAGGTAATAATAATTTATATTATACCAATGGTAGAGTTATAACTGCAGTTACTCCTCTTTTAACTACTGCTAACGTATTAGAATCAAATTCTAATTTATATTATACCAATACTAGAGTAAGATCTGCTTTAAGTGGTGGCACTGGTGTAAGTTATGATACAACTACAGGTGCAATATCAATTGGACAGAATGTAGCATCAACTGCTAATGTAACATTCTTTAATCTTAGTGTTACAAATAACTTAACTGTATACGGCGGTGTAACTACATACGGTGCAAATAATATATCCGTTTCGGATAATATGATATATTTGAATTCGAACTCCACTGTTTCGAATCCTGATATAGGCTTTGCATTTAATTATAATGATGGTGTTTATCATCACGGTGGTTTCTTTAGAGACGCATCCGACAATGGCACATTCAAGGTATTTGATAATTATGATCCAGAACCCGATGCTAACATCTTTATTGATACAGCTCACGCATCATTTAGATTAGCTAATATTGCAGCAACAACATTCTTTGGTAATGTATCAGGCACTGCGGGAACACTAAGTAACTTTACAACTGCTAATTTAGCAGAAGGCACTAACCAATACTTTACAAATGCTCGCGTTGCACTAGCTATAACACCTTATTTAACTACTTCAAATGTAGTAGAGGGTAGCAATTTATATTATACTAATGCAAGAGTTTATGCGGCAATCCAGGGTAATTTATCAACCAAAGCAAATGTAGTCGATTTAATCACTTCTAATGTAGTTGAAGGTACAAATCTATACTTTACAAATGCTCGTGTTTATTCCAATGTGCTTGCATTATTGCCTACATTGGCAGGTCAAAATATTATTATTCAGGCAAATGGTAGAATTAGTGCAAACTTAGATTTATCTAATGTTACTATACTTCAATCAGACTTTGTTAATCTTGCAGCACAGGTAATTTCATTATCTAATCAGACTACATCAAATGTTGCAGAGGGTATAAATCTTTATTACACCAATACTAGAGTCAGAACAGCATTCACCGCAGGTAAAGGTATTACTATTAGTGAAGGCGGTATTGTTAATAATACAGGTTCTTCTTCACAGTATAACACCGGTATTGATGGCACAGTTGGAGCTAACGTACTGGCAACAATGTCGCCAGTAATAACATTCCCAACAACTGCAGCAAATGATAGATTCTTATTACGCTCATTGCATTTGGTAAATACATCTGGCGCAACAGCATTAGTATCAAGTAATGTTTTATATGCTACAGGTAACACAGCATATATGGCAAATATAATCCCGGTTGCACCTGGTGGAGTAATGGAATTTATTAAAACATATCAAATATTCCAACCAGGCGACCAAATTAACTTGCAGGGATTTAATAATTCAGGTACAGCTACTGCGAATTTAATGTCCGTAATGCTAACATACGAGACGTTCTATAACGATAATAGTTATATGGGCACAGGTCAGACGATAGCTACATCTGGTACTAATACGAAGATATATAATTCCGCGAACTCATTTAGTATTATTGAAAGTGTTAAGTTTGTAAATCTTCAATCCACAACTGTTCCCGTTACGTGTTATTGGGGTGATGCAAACGGTGTGCCAAAAGCTCATTTGGCATTTGGTTTACAATTACCACCTAACACATCTGTAGAATTGTTACAATCTACGAAGCGTATAAATCAAGGTGATGCATTATATGCGAGCTATACTGGCGGAGCAACTAATGGCGTATCGGCATTTGTATCAGCAAGATATGGTGCGGCATATACAATTGGAACATATACTTCCGCAGGATTACCTGGAAATACTATAACAGCATCGTTTGGCACTTCTGCGAACGAAGGCACCGGTTTATATTACACAATAGAATAAGAATATGCCAATCTCCGCAAGTAATTTTAGATCAAACTCATTATCGGGCACCGTTAGTGTTATTAACGGCTTTGCAAATATCTCACTTGATACTATTCCTTATGCACTAGAAGGTAACAAATCTTTTGTAATTAAATTAAGAAACGGTAGTCCAACCGGCGAAGTACTTGCAGTATCTCCAACGATAACATTACAGGATTCGAGTTCTGTTGTTAGTTTAACTTCTAATGTATCCTCAATTAATGAGGGACAGGCAGTGACATTTACCTTGACAACGGCAAATGCTGTTAACGGATCCAATGTTTACTACACCTCAAATATAAATCTTCCTGATTTTATAGGTGCAAATACTGGTATTATAACAATTAATAATAATACAGGATCGTTTACATTTAATTCAAATGCAGATAATATAACAGAAGGTGTAGAATCATTTAGAGTTGATATTAGAACAAGTAATATTGCAGGTAATATAGTTTATACTTCAAATACTATTAACGTATTAGATACATCTAATGCAGAAATTAATGCATCTGGAGGTAATGACACATTCACATTCGGCGGATATAAGTATCACGTATTCCAATCATCTAATAATTTTGTAATATCAAATCCTTCATCTAACATTACTATAGATTATATGTTAGTTGCGGGTGGAGGTGGAGGGGCAATAGGCGCTTCCAATCCATACCCTGGCTCTGGTGCAGGGGCAGGCGGTATATTAATGGGAAATATTTCTATTTCTGGTACTAGTAGTATTATTGTAGGTGCCGGCGGTACTGCGGCCCCTGCCAGAAATACACTTGGCGGTCAGGGAGCCAATACGAGTATATTTGGTGCTATTGCATTTGGGGGCGGCGGCGGTGACGATTATGTATCACCTGTGCAAAATGGTCAACCTGGGGGATCAGGTGGTGGCGGTGCAGGTGATAGTCCTGGAGGAGCCCCGGGAGGGCTGGCTATAGGCAGCCCAGGTTTAAATATTGCAGGCTCACAGGGTTATCCTGGAGGAAGCATTATAGGTTCCAATCCAATAGGACAGTCCAGCGCAGGTGGCGGTGGCGCAGGTGGCGCAGGTGCAACATTTAATGGATTTCAAAATGGTCCTCGCGTTGGTGGTATTGGTCTTGTTCCTACCTTTGCAGGTATACCCTCATCTTATGGCACACCTGGGCCAGCACCCGGTAGACATTTTTCTGGAGGGGGCGGTGGCTCAACTGACGCAAATACTGGTACCCCAGGTGATGGTGGATCTGGTGGTGGTGGTCGTGGAGCAATGGCTGGTCCTCAGGCTTTGCAGGCATTTGGCGGAAACGTAAATACCGGCGGTGGAGGTGGAGGCGGAGCTAGTCCATCTTATTTAGCTGGTTCTGGCGGTTCCGGTATAGCTATTATACGTTATCCCGTAACTGTAGCAGGTACATCTAGCATAGATTATCTATTAGTTGCAGGCGGCGGTGGCGGTGGCTTTGGTCAGTCAGGCGCTGGCTCTGGAGGTGGCGGTGGTGCTGGTGGATTTACCACATCGGCATCATATCCTGTAACTGCAGGCACATCTTATACCGTTACAGTAGGTGCGGCAGGTGCAGCCGGAGTATACGCAACTACTTCAGCCACTAGTGGCGCTAACACAATATTATCTAGTCCCACATCCAATCTATTAATTACAGTTGGCGGTGGCGCTGGTCGTTCAAACACGGGTGGAACTACAAATGGTGGTTCAGGTGGCGGTGGCTCAGACGGAGCCGGCATAGGTAGTGGTTATGGATATCCAAGTCCAACACAACAAGGTTATCCGGGTGGCTCAGGTTCAGGTTCAGGTAGCACACGGGGCGGTGGCGGTGGTGGTGGTGCTGGTGCAATAGGTGGAGCTGGAAATTCAGACGGCCCAGGTGGTTCTGGAGGAAATGGTTTACCGTCATCAATTACTGGTACTTCTGTAGTTTATGCTGGCGGTGGAGGTGGCGGATCACCATCTGGCGCAGGAACTCCGGGTACAGGCTACTATGGTAGAGGCGGCCAAGGTGGGGGTCTAGGTGGAGGTGGAGCTGCAGGTGAATCGGGTGTAGCGATATTCCGATATCCTGGCGCATTTAGACCAGCAACGGTGACAGGATCTAATGTAAGTTATACCTCAGACGGATCTAACCTAATATATTCATTCTACAGTTCAGGTACCATAATATTCTAATGCCATAAATATACAGTATAAAGAAAAAAGATGACGATAATCAACAAAGGTATATTTGATACAGCTGACGTATTCCTTAGACAAACAGGAAACGATTGGCCTACGGCTCAGGTTCTATCAACTTCGGATATAACCGAAGGTACTAACCTTTACTTTACAAATGCCAGAGTAAATGCTGCAGTATCAGGTAATTTGGCTTTAAAGGCTAATGTTTCTGATCTAACCACAGCAAATGTATCTGAGTTAACAAATCTTTATTATACCAACGCTAGAGTATTATCGTTTGTTTCTTCATTATTAACAACATCTAATGTTGCTGAGGGATCGAATCTTTATTATACTAACGCTCGTGTAATATCTGCAGTTCTTCCGTATTTGACAACATCAAATGTTGCAGAGGGATCTAATCTTTATTATACTAACGCCAGAGTAATATCTGCAGTTCTTCCGTATTTGACAACATCAAATGTTGCAGAAGGATCTAATCTTTATTATACTAATGCTAGAGTTTATTCAGCAATACAAGGTAATCTTGCATTAAAGGCAAATGTAACAGATTTAACAACTGCTAATGTAACAGAATTAACAAATCTTTATTATACTAATGCAAGAGTTTATTCCAATGTAATCGCATTGTTACCCACATTGGCTGGTACAGGCATTAACATACAAGCCAATGGTCAAATTAATGCAAATACGCAATCGGTATCATTAGCAGGATTAAGCACTACCAATTTAGCAGAAGGGTCAAACCTTTACTACACCAATACAAGAGCCAGAACAGCATTTACTGCAGGTAAAGGTATTTCTATTCTTGGTGATGGTACAATCAAGAGCACTGCCGCAGGTGGCGATTACAATATTAGTTTAACCGGCGCAACAGCATATACTGTATCTAATATTATGGCAGGTGTAACATTTACAGGTTCAATTGCTGCAGATAGATTCATTATTAGATCTATACAAATTACAAACATATCTGAAAGCAATTTGGCATATGTTTCTGCTAACGTAAGATATTCTGCAGGCAATACTGCTTATCTTGGTAATTTAATCAGTGTTCCGTTAGGTGGATTTGTTGAATTTATCAATAGAACACAAATTTTACAATCTGGTGATTCATTATACTTCCAAGGATTCGATAATAATTTTACACCCACTAGTAATATTTTATCCGCATACTTAACTTATGAAACAATTACAAATGATGTTTCCTATGTAGGCGTAGGTCAAACACTGGCAAATGCAAATTCAAACGTATCATTAGTAACAGCAGACACAACAGATTTTGTTATTGAAAGTATAAAGTTTGTTAATCTAAAACCAACAAACATTCCAGTTAAATTATATTTTGCCAACTCTACAACAGCAGTTCCAAAAGCATACTTGGCATATAATATGCAAGTGCCCGCAGGATCCTCTCTTGAGATATTACAATCACCTAAAGCATTGAAACAATATGATGCATTATACGCAAGTTATGCAAATTCAAGCAATGCTGATTCTATAGCAGTATTTACATCATATAGAAAGACTGAACAAACTACTGTAAGTTTTACGTCTCCATCAGTATCAGCTGCCAATACAGCAATAGTTACATTTAATACTTCAGTGCCAGAAGGCACCGTTTTATATTACACCATAGAATAAAGATATGCCAATATTCGCAAGTAATTTCGCAGCAAATGCGCTTCAAGGTACAGTCACAGTAGCAGGTGGCTTGGCCAATATTGTTTTGCCTTTATCAGCTTTTGCATTTGAAGGTACAAAAACATTCGTAGTTAAACTTCGCAAAGAAGGATTTACAGGCACAGTTATTGGCACATCAAATACTATTACTATTCCTGATACAACAACTATTGTTAGTTTAACAGCAAATGCAACTACAGCAGCAGAGGGCAACGTAATATTATATACATTAACGACATCTAATGTTGTAAACGGTACTAATGTATATTATACTACAAATTCTATAATAACAGCCAACGTAAATAGCAATGACTTTGTTGGTGGCAATACTGGTGTAATTACTATCGCAAATAACGTGGGAACACTTAGGTTAACTACAAACGCTGACGTATCTTTATTTGATGAAACAACTGAAGCGTTTACACTGCAAATTAGAACTAATAATACTAACGGTAATGTTGTTATCACATCATCCAACGTAACAGTTCTAGATACATCCAATCAGTACAATGTATTGAGTTTTGTTGAAAGCGCAAGTAGTGCAACTGAGGGTGGTACGTTAACATTAACAGCGAATGTTATTAATATATCTGCAGGTACATTGCTATATTATGATACCACCGGTAACGTAACAACCTCAAACTTTACTGGCGGAAATACAGGTTCATTTAGAATGAATAGTGTTTCTAATACTATATCATTAGTTACAACTTCAGCAGTCCCATATGGAACATCTGTAGATTTCCGAGTAAGAATAAGAAGAGATTCTGTAACAGGAACAGTATTAGCCACAAGTAATAACTTATTAATAAATGATTCTTCTCTAACACAAATGGCCGCTACTGGCGGTAATATAACAGTTCTTAATGGCTATAAGTATCATACCTTTAATACATCTTCAAATCTATCTGTTACAGGTATAGGTACAACTGGCGGAGCTATTGAATATTTAGTTGTTGCAGGAGGGGGAGGCGGAGGACCTACAAATAACGCAGGTAAAGGCTCAGGTGCAGGCGCCGGAGGTTATAAATTAAATGTATCAGGCGAATTATCAGGTGGCCCAAGTTCTACAGCACAACCTGCAAATTATGTTGCTGCGGGACAAAATTATACAATAACAGTTGGCGCCGGTGGCACCGCCCCATCTAGTCCTAGTCCAGGTGTACAAGGAAATCCAAGTTCAATTACTGGCACAGGACCAAGTTGGACTAATGTTTCGACCACAGGAGGCGGTGCCGGCGGATATTCAGGTAGTGTAGGTTATCCTGGCGGTTCGGGTGGCGGCGGCCAACCTGGAGCAAATGGAACCGGTATTGCTACAGAGGGATACCCAGGTAATTCTGCACAAGGTCCAAATGGTTCAAATGCTGCTGCTGGGGGTGGGGCGGGTGGCGCAGCTACTAATGAATCACCACAACCATATGGTAGTTTTTCTGCTTCAGGTGGTGTTGGTAGAAATCCTACAGCATTTGGTACTTGGGGCCCTAGCGGGTATTTTGCTGGTGGCGGCGGAGGAGGATCCAACGGAGGTCACCCAACGCCTGGGCCTTTCGTTGGATATGCCGGTGGCGGTGGCGCTGGCGGAGGCGGTGGAGGTGGATCTGGTTCAGGAGGCACTCCTGGTACTATTAATACTGGGGGAGGCGGAGGTGGCGCAGGTATTCCAGCCACAACTCCTGTTCCATCAGTATATAATGCGGGCGGAACGGGCGGTTCTGGCATTGTTATTATACGATATCCATTTACCGGACAATACTTTACAACTCTAACAACAAGTTCAACCAACGTATTAACTGGCGGAAATGTAATATTTAATCTTTCTGTTCTAAATGCAAACGGTACTACATTATATTATTCTACATCAGGTAATGCAAATTCCTCGCATTTCATTGGTGGAAATACTGGTTCATTTACGGCAAATACTACGGGTGCAACGATCACCCTGCAAACAAATAGCAGTGCAATACTAGATGTATCTAAGATTTTTGGATTAGAAATAAGACAAGATTCTACAACAGGCCCAATATCAATAACCAGTAGTAGTAATGTTGTACTATATAATGTTTCAGACTTCTACATTAATGCAACAGGTGGAAATATAACAATAGTGAATGGATATAAGTATCATTCATTTACTACATCGGGTAATTTACTTGTAAATTCAGTAGCTACTGTTACTCCTGCTAATAATTCTATGGATTATCTAGTTATTGGTGCCGGTGGCGGCGGTGCTGCAGGTAACGGCACATTTTATAGCGGAGGCGGTGGTGGTGGCGGTAATGGAAATACCGGATCTATTACCGCAACTGTAAATAATTTTGGTATGCTTGTGGGTGGTGGTGGCGCAGGAGGCACAGGTTATCCTGCAGGTGATTCTGCGAATGGTACAAGTTCAAGTATTTTATCTGGCGGTACGATTGGGTTTGCACAGACAGGTTTCCGGGGACAATATTGCGTGTCTCATAATAACGGGGATATTAACATACGAGGATACGGCGGGGCATCTGGAAATACATTAAGTGCATTTGGTTTAAGTGACTTAGGAAATGGTGCCGGATCTTCTGGTGGGGGTATGGGCACTAGCGGATTTGCTTATAACGACGCAACATATCCAGGCCAAGGTGGTAGAGGTAAATATTTTGCGAATTTTGATAGATACGGAACCAATGTAACCAATTCTGTAAGCAATGTATCCGGTAAAGGATATTTTGGTGGTGGCGCAGGCTCCACCGGTTGGCCGACGGTGTATAGTGGAAAACTTGGAGGTTATGGTGGAGGAGCAAATGGTCAAAACGATAACGTAGGTTTAAGTGGATTGCAAAATACTGGGGGCGGCGGTTCTGGAGGATCGGGGGGCGGCGGTAATTATGCGGGCGGCAGCGGCGCTTCGGGTATTATTATTATTAGATACCCGTACGTTTAAAAAGCCATAAATATACAGTAACAGTATAAAGAAAAAAGATGTCAATAATTAATAGTCGAGGTATATTTAATTTAGGTACAGCTTACTTGAGACAAGTAGGCAACGATTGGCCTACGGCTCAGGTTATATCAACTTCGGATATTACTGAAGGTATAAATCTTTACTTCTCTAATGCAAGAGTATATTCAAATGTAATAGCATTATTGCCTGCATTGGCTGGTTCCGGTATTGCTATACAGGCTAACGGTCAGATTAGCGCAAATGCTGCTGTAGTAACATTCGCATCAATTAGTCAATTCCTAACAACATCTAATGTTGCAGAAGGATCCAATCTTTATTATACCAATGCCAGAGTAATATCCGCAGTATTACCTTATCTAACAACATCTAATGTTGCAGAAGGTAGCAATTTATATTATACCAATGCCAGAGTTTATTCAAATGTAATTGCATTATTGCCTACATTGGCAGGTTCAGGCATACAGATTCAAGCTAATGGACAGATAAATGCAAATGCATCAGCAACATCTGGATTCGCAACATCTTCAAATGTAGCCAATACTGTACTATCATTAAGCAATTTCACTACTGCTAATTTAGTTGAAGGTAGTAATTTATATTACACCAATGCAAGAGTTTATTCAAATGTAATTGGTCTATTACCCTCATTAGCTGGCTCTGGTATACAGATTCAAGCGAATGGCCAAATCAATGCTAGTACTGCTACAGTATCATTAGCAGGATTAACAACTAGCAACTTGGCTGAAGGCTCAAATCTTTACTATACCAACGCAAGAGTCTCTTCTAATGTAATTGGTCTATTACCTTCATTAGCTGGTCAAAATGTTAGCATATTGGCCAATGGTCAAATTAGTGCAAATATTGTTGGAATTACTGTTGCTGCAACAGAAACAATATCTATATTAGCGGCAACGACAACATATACAATGTCAAGATCAGTGGCAAATCCCGAATCTATATTTGTTATAAATGAGGGTTTGATACAAATACCAACGACAGATTACACAGTATCTGGTACAACATTAACAACTACTACACAATATCCAGTGGGATCTAATCTTGAAATTAGATATTTTGGAACAACATCTACTATTAATTCAACTACAACAGTAATCGGCGGAGTTAATCCAATATCGTTTATGCTTAGCGGATTATAAGGAAAAATTATGGCAACAACATTTAAAATTTTAGGGCAAGCAATGCCCACAAACGCTACAAATTATGACATATACACAGTTCCTGCAGGTAACAGTGCTATTATTTCCACAATAAATGTATGTAATACTACTCAATCCAACGTAACATTTAGAGTATATGCAAGAATTGCAGGTGCGGCAGGTAACACAACATCGCAGGCAATAGTATATGATGCAGCATTACCTGCACAAGATGCATTAGGTCTTTCTTTAGGTATGACTTTGGCGGCGACAGATAAAATAACAGTATATTCATTTCAAGGCAATGTAACCTTTACATTGTTTGGTTCAGAGGTTAATTAATGCCAATTCGTCGACATTCGCAGAGAAGTACTGTATCTATTAATAATAGAGTAAACTCTGCTAATCTAGCATTTATCGCAAGTAGATATTATTCTACCATGCAGGTGACCGGCGGAATCCAAACAAATGTAGGTGGTTACAGAATACATTCATTTAATGCATCATCTAATTTATCTATTACCGGTTTATCTGTAACCTCGCCTACCTATAATGTAATAGATTATTTAATTATTGGCGGTGGCGGTTCAGGTGCTACCGCAGGAGGTGCAGGTGGTGGCGGTGGCGGTATATTATCTGGTAACGTAACATTTACACAAACAGCAAATAATGTTATCCGAATCGGGGGTGGCGGTGCGGGTGGCCCGAGTGTTACCTATGGTAATGATGGTTCGCCTAGTAATATTATTTTCAATAGTACAGTAACACCTTCAACTATTCAATCGCTAGGCGGTGGCGGCGGCGGCGGGGTTGGAGATTCTACACCCTCTCCAGCAAATACTCAAAAGAATGGTAGGCCTGGCGGATCGGGTGGCGGTGCTGGTGGTAATTTTTATGGAGGTGTGGGCGGTAACGGTACACCTGGGCAAGGAAATTCTGGGGGGTCAGCTACTCCTGGGGTATCAAAGACTCTTCGAGTAGGGGGTAGTGATGGGGTAGGCGGTGGTGGTGGAGGAGCGGCAGGTACTTCTGGACCTCAAGCTGGCGATGGTGGCGCTGGTGGCATATCTACAATATCTGGATATTCTACATACTATGCAGGAGGCGGTGGAGGATCGGATGCATTTTCTCCTCTAAATATCGGTGGATCTGGTGGCGCCGGCGGGGGAGGGTTTGGTGACACATATGCTAATAATAATAATCAACCCGGTACCATTAATTCTGGCGGTGGAGGTGGCGGTAATTGGTCGGGTGGTTCTGCGGGCGCGGGTGGTTCTGGAAAAGTTATTATTAGATATCTAATAGACACTACAGGCTATCTAGGGTAATTTATAATCCGGTACAATAACAATCTAATAAATAAAACAAATGGCACGAAGTATATTCATATCGCAGATTAGAGACACAGGCAACATATTAGCCGGTCTAACTACCGCTAATTTAGTTGAAGGTAGTAATCTTTACTTCACTAATGCCAGAGTTTACTCCAATGTAATCGCATTGTTACCAACATTAGCTGGATCGGGTATACAGATTCAAGCCAATGGACAGATAAATGCAAATGCTGCTACAGTAACATTTGATACAATTAGCCAATTCCTAACAACATCAAATGTTGCTGAGGGTTCAAATCTTTATTATACCAATGCAAGAGTTTATTCCGCGATTGTGGGTAATCTTGCACTAAAAGCAAATACAACTGACTTAACAACATCAAATGTAGCAGAGTTAACAAATCTTTATTATACTAACGCTCGTGTCAACAGTAATGTTATAGCATTTTTACCTAGCTTAGCTGGCCAATATATTACAATCCAAGCCAATGGTCAGATTAGTTCAAATTTATCAACAGATGCAACGATTGTAATTGAAGCTAATGGTCAGATTAGATCTAATTCCACAGGTATAACATCTTTAGCAGCATTTACAACTGCTAATTTGGCTGAAGGTGGCGCAAACTTATACTTCTCAAATGCGAGAGCACAGGCCGCATTCTCAGGTGGAGCAGTATTTAGACCATCCATTGCCACATTTAAAGGTAATGCCCAGTTACTAAATTATGCTCTTCCAATAACACCTACGAATAATAATTATATTACTGTTATTATTAACGGTGTAACACAATTATCCAATGCATATACTTTATCCGGCAATACTTTAGTATTAAGCGGATATCCTGCAGCAAATGCAGACATAGATGTTAGAATACTTGATGTAACTCAAGTTTTAGCTAAAGATTTTAACAGTAGATTATTTTATGGTAATGGCTCAGCTAATGTAGCATCAATAAGTAATAATTTTACAGACTCAAGTATTCTGGTATTTGAAAACGGCGTTGCTCAAGTTCCAGGAATAGATTATTCTGCAAGTGGCGGAGTATTAAGATTTGCTACTCCACCAAGAGCTGGTATAACTGTAGAGATTAGAGAACTACCAACACTAAATGGTACACAAACATACGTTGGCGGTCAAAACATAGTAGTCCAAGCTAACGGACAAATTAATGCAACTGTGCAGGAACAGATACATCCGTTTCTGTTATCACTATTGTAAGGAAAAATAAATGGCGTATACATATAAAGTTTTAGGACAAGAAATTCCAGCAGCAGGTGCAAATGTAAATTTGTATACTGTTCCAGCCGGCACCAGCGCAATTATTTCAACAGTAAATGTATGTAATCAATCTACATCCAATGTTACATTTAGATTATCAATTAGACCAGCAGGCGTAACGGGTACATCTAAACATTTTATTGTGTTTGATTCTGCTCTTCCAGCACAAGACACAATGGCTGTATCTTTAGGTATGACTTTAGGTAATACAGATGTTATTACAGCATATTCATTTCAGGGTAACGTAAGTTTTGCAGCATTTGGTACGGAGATTACCTAATGGGCTTTAAGCTAGGTACTTCTAGAAGAGGTTCTTCGCAAAGGCTCAATGCTGCTGCTAATTTATCATTAATTCTTTCTAGATATGATTTTAATGTAGAATACTTAATAGTAGCCGGTGGTGGCGGTGGTGGATCCGGCGGCGGCGGCGGTGGCGGAGCGGGTGGACTATTGACAGGAACTGCAACAGTATCGACGACCTTGCCTTATACTATACTTGTCGGAGCCGGCGGAGCAGGCGCACCTGCGGGCAGCGCGCCATATTCTATTGCGACTAATGGAGCGAATTCCAACATCTCAGGAAGTTTTGGCATATTTAATGCGGTGGGTGGAGGGGGCGGTGGTTCAAATGGTTTAGCAGGAAGATCTGGAGGTTCGGGCGGTGGTGTAGGTAAGGATCTTACCGCAGCTGCAGGTTCTGGTTATGGATATCCAAGCCCAAGCCAACAAGGATATCCGGGTGGTGCAGGTACAGGCACATATCCTCCAGGCTCGGGTGGTTCTGGTGGCGGTGGTGCGGGTGCAGCTGGCGGAATTGGAGCAAATGGAGAAGTTGTAGGTGTCGGTGGGATTGGAGTTCAATCATCAATTTCCGGAAGTGTAAGTTATTATGCCGGCGGCGGTGGGGGTGCATCAAATGGGCAGTGGGCACTCGGAGGACAAGGCGGAGGGGGCCCAGGCGGAAACGGTACTTTCGGGACAGCAGGAAATGAATATACTGGAGGTGGGGGTGGAGCAGGTCACTGGTCTACGTTTGCTGGAGGACAAGGTGGCTCAGGTATTGTAGTTCTTAGATATCCAACAGCATATCCAATTGCAACTGCAAACACAGGTAGCAATGTAATATATTCTACTTCCGGTGGATATAGAGTTTATAAATTTAGTGCTTCAGGAACAATAACATTCTAAATAATCATGTCAAAATTAAAAGTATCAGAATTACAAAGAGCAACATCTATCAATCTTACAGATTTAATGTATGTTGTGCAATCAAATACCAGTAAGGCAGTTACTGCACAAGACCTACTGGGTAATATCAATGGCAATGTTAGAGTTACCGGTAGTATTACAGCTAACACTATTATAGCACCAAGTTACAGTTCATCCCAAGCCAATGCACTTACTGTGTCAAATGGCACAATCATCTTTAATTCTCAAACAAACAAGTTACAAGTTTACGCATCAGGTGGATGGATAAACTTACATTAATATGTTAAAAGAATATATCGTCAGTTTAAAACGTGACGTAGACTATAATTTATTTTGGTCACAAATGGAGTCCGAGACAGAAGGACTCCTTTTTGTACCTAATAGGCGTGTAGATATAGTAAACAACAGAGACGGCAGTTTGCGTAGCTGTCATTACTCACTTACAGATGCGGAAGCAACTACATTACAAAATGACGATAGAGTTTATTCTGTAGAAATTCCTCCAGATCAAAGAACAGATATTGAAATAGGTATCAGAGCAAGACAAACCGGCAATTTTAATAAACCCACAACATCCAATGGTGCGAATGTAAACTGGGGTCTGGTTCGTATAAGTAATAATAACAATGTGTTTGGTTCAAATTTAACATCATCCGTTTCATACTATGATTATTTTCTAGATGGCACAGGTGTAGACGTTGTTATACAGGATAGCGGATTAGAAGTAGCGCATCCGGAATTTACAGATGCCAGAGGCAATTCACGTGTACAACAAATAGATTGGTATACTGCCAGTGGATTGGGTGGTACGCAAAATGCAAACCATTACAGAGATTATGATGGTCACGGGACTCATGTTGCAGGCATTGCTGCAGGCAAAAGTTTTGGCTGGGCAAAGAATGCAAATGTGTATTCCATTAAGGTAAATGGGCTTGAGGGTGCAGGTGATTCTGGTACAGGTATAGCTATTTCAGATTGTTTTGATGTAATTAAATTATGGCATAGAAATAAACCAATACAGGCATCCACAGGAAAGAAAAGACCAACCATTGTTAATATGAGTTGGGGATATACTACAACAATTACAACCTCTGCCATAACAGGAATAAACCATAGAGGTACTAATTATTCTGGTACACAAATATCAGGATATATTAAAAAATGGTATTTTGGTTTGTATCCATTTGGGGTGGTTAATGCACTGGCAACGGACATGACATCTTATACCACATCAACAAGAGTAGGTTCGGTTGATACGGATATACAAGAATTAATAGATGAAGGTGTACATGTGGTTATTGCGGGCGGTAACCACTACACAAAAATAGATGTTTCTGATGGTTTAGATTATAATAATTACATTTCTGCAGGCGGCACATATTACTGGCACAGAGGTAGCAGTCCTTTGGATGACGAAGCCTTTAAAGTTGGATGTTTAGATTCAAGTGTTTATGCTGCAAATTTAGATCAAAAGGCAATTTTTAGTACTTCCGGCAATGGTATAGATATGTGGGCGCCTGGGTCAAATATAATGAGTTGCTGCAGTAATACAAATAGGTTTAGTGCAGTAAGTTATAATCTAGATAGTGGATTTAAACAAGTTGTTTTAAGTGGTACATCTCAAGCCGCACCTCAGGTATGTGGTGTGTTGGCAACATTTTTACAATTAAACCCCGGAGTAAGTCCGGCACAATTAAAAGTATGGGCTACTAATACGGCATCAGTTTCGAATGTTATATATAATACCGGTAATGTTAATTTAAGTGATTACCTTAACGGATATTCTACATTAAGTACAAAGAACAAATTTTTATACAGTCCCTTTAATGCGTTGGCATCACAATCGGGAGGAGCAGGTGGTCTTACAGGGCCTATAACATTAACAAACGGAACTATAACACTGACCTAAAATGATAAATGAATTGACTGAAGACAATTTTATGATGTATGCCATTAAAAATTATGATAACCCTTCGTGTAAGGGCATGGATGAATTTTTAGATGACTTGAAAAGATTTAAGTACATTAAAAGATTATTAAGAAAACATAATGTAGGTAAAGAACTTAAAGAGCGATTAATACTTAATCATATTATTGTTCTTGGTAATTTATTTGGCGTTGAGCCAACAACAAAGATGTTGTTTTTTAAGTTAGAAGAAAAATTTTGGCCTCAGGTAAAAACATTTCTTGTGTTTTTAAACTATATGCCATTGAAAATAATAGTGTCTCCTGGAATAGAGATCTTAGATAAAGATATTCCAATAGATGAAACAATACTAGAAGATTTAAAGAGAATTTAAATGGGAAAATTTGTAGACTCAGTCATCGCATTTAGAATACTACATATGTTGGTTGTTCCTTTTGAGAACACCGATGCGTTTCGTCTTGGCATAATTGACAAGACAGGTAAAGAACTAAAGAAGATGCGAGAACTTAATACTGTGGAAGAAAGAGATGCATATACTTTGCTTCACAGGTTAGTATTTAGATTGAAACGAATTATAAACAAAGTTCCTATTGAAAACAAAAAATTATTATCTTTGGCTGCGGCATATGCTCTAATTAGAGAAGACCTTGCTGCAGGTAAAGAATCAATTAACCTTGAAGAGAAATTTTTACGCAAACTCGACGAGGACCTAACACAGGAACTAATGGAAGTAAATGCTGCATTAGATCAGAGTAAAATTTTATCCTTTAAGCAATTTGTCTCAGAGGAAGGTGAAGGAGCACCTGCAAACAATGCCGCGGCCACCGCTGGCATAGCAGGCTTAGATAAAAACCCACCCGTAAGTAAAAAAGCACAAAGAAAGTGGACCGCTTCAAATAGCATGTTCACCAGAGGAAAACCAAATGTCTGACCAAGAAGAACTACAACGCATAACAGTATTAGAAACGGAAGTTAAGGGAATTAACCGCACCGTGGAAAAACTTGAAGGTAAGATTGATTCCAATTACTCAACACTACACCATCGCATAAGCGAAATGCGCGATGACATGATTGATAACATAGAAACCAAACACGACAAGGTTATGGAAAAATTAGATGAGCAAACCAAAGCCAGTACAGACCAGCATAAAGCTATTGCTGATAAAATGGCTTCCATTGAGAAATGGCGTTGGATGGTAATGGGTGGTGCCATTTCTGCAGGATATGTTTTGGCTCACATCAAATTGGAAAAGTTGTTCTAAACACTTGACTTCTCCCTAAAATTATATTATAATAAAGACTCTAATGGGAGTCTCGTTTTGTCTTTATTCACTGATCTTAAATATCTCAAACTAATAAGTAACCGTTTGCCTCTGTTCAAACAGAAGAGCGAACGTCTTTATAACTGCAGATGTATCTTGTGCGGAGACTCTTCCAAAAAGCAAAGTAAGACTCGTGGTTATTTTTATGTTGCTAAAAATGACTTATATTATAAGTGTCATAATTGCAGTGTGTCCATGCACTTTGGATCATTCCTAAAACAACTAGATGGTTTTCAGTATAACCAGTATGTAATGGAACGATATAATGAGGGCATGCCAATGAACAAGCCGCATCAAAAGATTGAAGATAAATTTAGAATGTCCGAACCTGTCTTTGAGAAGAAGGAAGAGACATTATTAGATAAAGTATTGGATAGGCTTGATACTTTGCCTGAAGACAATGAAGCAGTTCAGTTCTGTCTTAAAAGAAAAATCCCCAGAGAGATGTTCAAACGATTGTACTTTATTCCTAATATAAAGGACATTGTGCAATTGTCTGATAAATACAAAGACAAAATAACAACAGAAGAACCCAGATTGGTTATTCCGTTTTATAACAATATCGGTCAACTCTCAGGTGTAACTTGCAGAGGGTTGCGAGGAGAATCATTAAGATATTTGGTTATCAAAATTAAAGAAGACGATCAATTAATATTTGGTATGAATGAGGTAGACAAAACCAAAACAATCTATGTAACCGAGGGTCCGTTGGATAGTTTGTTCTTACCAAATGCAATCGCAGTAGGTGGTACATCTTTCGGTAAAATGGAACTATTGGATTTGCCAAAAGATAAATTGGTTATGATTATTGATAACCAGCCCAGAAATAAGGATGTTGTCCGAGTGCTTGACAAGGTGATAGAAAGGCATTATAATGTAGTAATATGGCCTCAGAACATTGTAGAAAAGGACATAAATGAAATGGTTGAGAATGGCATTGATGCTAAAAAGATTGTGGCAAAGAATGTATTCTCAGGTTTGGAAGCTAAAATGAAATTTACAGAATGGAAAAGGTGTTAATATGAATTCAACCGTTGTTACTTTAGTTACAGATCCAGAAACAGGTGATTTGATCTTGCCATTAAATGACGAGATCTTTTCTGAAACAGGTTGGGAGATTGGTGATACTTTGGAATGGGTAGACCAAAAGGATGGTTCTTGGGTGTTGAGGAAAAAAGACATGGAAGATGTAACAGAATGGGTATTGGTTGAATGTATCAGTACATTCCGTGAGCGTTATATGGTAGAAGTACCTAAAGGCAAAGCTGATTGGGCATTAGATACTGTAACAATGAATGAGGCAAAAGAGTTTAGCCAAAAACACTTAGGTGAGACCATTGTCAGTCACCGAGTTATGTCTGAGGAAGATGCGTTGACACTCTGCGATAACGAAAATGAGTATGCAAAACCTTGGAACACGGAAAATAAAATGAAAGCATTCTTCACTAAAGAAGGTGAGAAAAGAGATTACTGATGAAAGTCTATATAAGCAAATATCGTAGCCATTGGCTCAGTCCATATATAATACTTGAAAAAGTATTCTTTTGGCGTGAGATTGATTATGAGGAACCAATCATTGAAAAATGGGCAGACCGTTTAGAACCCTTTAGTAAAGTACTACAAGATGTTTTAGACTTTATCCATCCAAGAGTTGAATATGTAAAAATTGACCATTGGGATACTTGGTCAATGGATAATACTCTGTCCAGTATTGTTGTGCCAATGCTCAAACAACTTAAAGAAGTAAAGCACGGTGCACCTCTGGTTGACGATGAGGATGTGCCCGAAGAATTAAAAAGTACCAGTGCACCTCCGAAAGAAGAATATGATGTTGACGATAATCATTTCAAGCGTTGGGATTATGTAATGGATGAAATGATCTTTGCACACCAATCTAAATTAGATGATGATTGGCAAGATCAATTTTATACCGGTGTTGCTGATTATGTTCACGAAAAAGATGAGAGTGGGAAGCTCTATCAAATGAAGGAAGGTCCTAATCATACTCAGAAAATTGACTGGGATGGTATGCACGCATACGAGGCTAGAATAAGAAACGGATTCCGATTGTTTGGTAAGTACTATCAGGGATTGTGGGATTGATTATGAAAAATAACATGGAATCTATGGCCTATGATGTAGATGAATTCCTTTCATCTATGCTCAAGAAACATGAAATAGATCCACTAATACTAAGTTCCATTATTTTAGCTAGACTTTTGCTCGCAAATGAATATGTTGGTTCAGAAGAGGATTTTAAAAAATTAGCAGCTAACGTATCCATACGATCAAAAACTAAAAGGGACATTAAAATACATTAAATGGAACACAAAAAGAACGTATTAAAGTTGCAAAAGCATGCGCTGAGGCTATTTCTAAGATTTTTCCGATAACTAAAGAGTTGTGATTAGATATATAAGATATGTGGATACTATCTTTTCTTCCTACCTGGATTTTTCATTACGTCGTATGCGCAGGTGCGCTAGCGATATTGTTTAGTACTTTTCTCGGATTCATACCCCTAATACGCCAATATAAAATTATTCTACATTATGTAGGGATTGCTTTACTTGCCCTTGGAATATTCTTCGAAGGCGCTATTTACAATAATGAGGCTTGGGTAGCCAGAGTCAAAGAGATGGAAGCTAAAGTTGCATTGGCAGAAGAACAAAGCAAAGATGCCAATACAAAATTAGAAGCAAAAACACAAAAGACTGTTATCCAACTCGTAGAAAAGAAAAGAGTCTTGAAACAATATATAGATAGAGAGATTGTTAAATACGACAACTCCTGTACTATACCAAACGAATTTATAGAAGCCCATAATAAGGCAGCGAAGCGATGAAATATATACTATGGTTATTACTATTAACAGGATGTTCAACTACTGTTCCCGTGACAGCTAAGTTTCCTGAACCACCTAAATATTCATTACAACCCTGTCCCCAGTTACAGGAACTAAAAGAAGGCGCAAAGCTAAGTGATGTTGCTAATACAGTGACAATAAATTATACTACATATTATGACTGTGCTGTTAGAAATGACGCATGGAACGAGTGGTATCAAATACAAAAGCATATTTTTGAATCAGTAAAATAATAAAATTGGAGTAAGAATGACTAAAGATGTAGTCCATGGGATAAATGTCAATTATACTAGAGATAGTTTGTTTGATGAATTGGGAATTAAAAGATTAAAAGAAAGTTACATGAAAGATGATGAGGCATCGCCTCAAGAAAGGTTTGCATATGTATCAAAAGCGTTTGGCTCTAATGCAAAGCATGCACAACGACTTTATGAGTATTCGTCCAAGCATTGGCTTTCTTATTCTACTCCCATTCTTAGCTTTGGTCGTAGCAAGCGTGGGTTGCCTATATCTTGTTTTTTACCATATTTGGATGACAGTGCAGAAGGCTTGGTTAATACTCTCGCAGAAGTAAATTGGCTCAGCATGCTGGGCGGAGGAGTTGGAATTGGAATTGGTATCAGATCAGCAGATGATAAAAGCGTTGGCGTTATGCCTCATCTTCGCACTTATGACGCTAGTAGTTTGGCATACAGACAAGGGCGGACGAGGCGGGGGTCTTATGCTGCTTATCTTGATATTTCTCATCCCGATATCCTTATCTTCTTAGAGATGAGAAAACCAACAGGTGATCCTAATATGAGGACACTTAATTTGCATCACGGTATCAATATCACTGATGACTTTATGCAGTTGGTTGAGAAGTGTATGTTGGACAAAGACGCAAATGACACATGGGAATTAAAAGATCCCCATTCTGGAGTAGTACGTGATACTATTTCTGCTAGAGAATTGTGGCAACGTATTTTAGAAATGAGAATGCAAACAGGTGAACCTTATTTACATTTCATTGATACAAGTAACAGAGCAATGCCAGACTTCCAAAAGAAACTTGGTCTAAGCATTAAGCAATCTAATTTATGTTCTGAGATTATTTTGCCTACTGATAAAGAGCGTACAGCGGTATGTTGTTTATCATCTTTGAATTTGGAGTACTATGATGAATGGAAATCTGACGCTCTCTTCCTTCGTGATGTTGCTGAGATGCTTGATAATGTTTTACAGTATTTTATTGATAATGCACCTAGTGCCATTTCCAGGGCTATTTACTCTGCTACTCGTGAGCGTAGCATTGGTATTGGAGCCTTAGGCTGGCATGCATATTTACAAAAGAATAGCATTCCATGGGAAAGCGCAATGGCTGTGGGAAGAAACCACCAAATTTTTAAACATATTAGAACAGGATTAGATAATGCAAACCTCAAATTGGGACATGAAAGAGGCGAGGCGCCCGATGCTGCAGGTACGGGAAGGCGTTTTTCTCACATGCTTGCTATCGCTCCTAACGCTTCTTCTTCCATTATTATGGGTAATACTTCTCCTTCCGTCGAGCCATTACGTGCTAACGCTTATAGACAAGACACTTTGTCGGGATCGTCGTTAAATAAAAATAAATGGTTGGATAAAGTAATTCAAGACCACTTGTCAGACGACAGTCATCTTATTAGTCAGGATGAGTATAATCAAATTTGGTCATCTATCATTGCTAATGATGGTTCAGTGCAACACCTGACTTGGATGTCTGATTGGGATAAAGATGTATTTAAAACATCTATGGAAATTGACCAGCGTTGGGTTATCCAGCATGCTGCCGATAGACAACAATATATAGATCAAGCGCAGTCTGTTAATCTATTCTTTAGACCAGATGCAAATATTAAATACCTACATGCTGTTCATTTTCTAGCATGGAAGCAGGGATTAAAAACCCTTTACTATTGTCGTTCTGAAAAGATCGGCAAGGCAGATAAAGTCTCTAAGAGAATCGAAAGAGAAGTTATCAAAGAATTAGATATGAAGGCGATGATAGAGGGCGATACTTGTTTGGCATGCGAGGGTTAAATGTGGAAACTTTGGGCAAAGGCACTTGGAGAAAAAGCGTCCAATGACAAAAAAGAAGCAGATAGAGTAGCAATTATAAGAACAATTATTGTGGTATCATATATAATCACCAACTGCTTTATCATAGCAGGTGTTATAAGACATTGGTAACAAATATAAAAATAAGGAAATAAAATGGCAACGAAAAAACAAACAGTAGTTAACGAAAACATTATTGAAGCAGTTAACGAAGCAATGGTAAGCGAAGCAACAGGTAAGAAGTGGTACTATAGTAAAACTTTCTGGGCTAATATTGTAGCAGGCGTATTAGTAATAGTACAAACAAATTATGGCTTTGTAGTTCCTGCAGAATATCAAATGCTTTTGATGGGCGCTATTAATATGGGTCTAAGAAAGATTTCTAGCGGCAAAGTAACCTGGTAATATATGGCCTACTCTGACAAGGTAATCGATCATTACGAAAATCCTCGTAATGTAGGCAAATTTGAAATAGACGACACAATCGGCACAGGTATGGTGGGGGCACCTGCCTGCGGCGACGTCATGAAACTACAAATAAAGGTAGACGACGATGGTATTATTAGAGATGCTCGTTTCAAGACATATGGATGTGGTTCAGCAATCGCCAGTTCGTCGCTGGTTACAGAGTGGGTTAAGGGTATGCATATTAATGATGCTGTTAATCTTAAAAACTCCCAGATTGCAGAAGAGCTTGCGCTTCCACCAGTAAAGATACATTGTTCCATTTTAGCAGAAGATGCTATTAAAGCAGCAATCAACGATTACCGGAGTAAACATGACACTCACGCAATTAGCGTCTAGCAAAATTAAACAACATCTCGAGAAGCGTGGTTCAGGTGTTGGCATTCGTGTTGGTGTAAAAACCACAGGGTGCAGTGGTCTGGCGTATGTTCTTGAGTATCTCGACACTGGGAAAACAAACCCACTTTATGACAAGATATGGGAATTCGACGATGGTGTTTATGTCGTTGCTAATGTTAAAGATCTGGTATATATCGATGGCATGACTATAGATTACAAACGTAATGGCCTCAACGAAGGATTCGATTTTAAAAATCCAAATGAGCGTGACCGCTGTGGTTGCGGAGAAAGTTTTAGGATATAAATGGCACATATTGTTGCAAATCTTCCCCCCGTTAAGTGTTTTGTTCGCAAAGAATTTCTCTATAACTTTGAGAAAGGTTACGGAGAACTTGAACCTTGTTGGTGGGTCAGTGTTAAATCATTGCGGGGCCAAGCATTTCGTATTGAATCATACCTAAACAACTATGGTGCATTGTATGACAAATTGCCATTACATGCATATTGTTGGAAACCTGTTGAGAATGAATTACCATTAGATTATTTGCAATTATGGGATTGTCTTTCATATGACATAACAGTTATAAAGAAAGCACAGTTACAATCAATGAAGTGTAAGTTTAAATTAAAGAATGGAGATTGGCAATATGGTGTTTATCTTTTTACACTTGATTCTGCTCATCCTGATTTCAACATACTTGATACAGGGTTTAGCGAAGACATCGAAGATCACAAGTCTTATAATTTCATTCAGTGTGATAATGGGCAGTTTGCTGCTCAGCCAAATAATAGATTGATTATATTAGAACCAAGCAGCAACCCAAAAGAGCTGAAGATGCCAGACTTTAAAGTAGCAACCACCCGATGGTCTGTTGAAACGGATGCTAAATGGGCATTGGGTGAAACTAATACTGTAATGTACGAGGAACAAAAATGATTACAATAACAGAGTCAGCAAAAATAAAAATTTTAGATCTTCTCGCAGAAGAAAACAACCCTGACCTATCACTAAGAACATTTGTTCAAGGGGGCGGTTGTAGTGGAATGAGTTATGGATTTACATTTGATGAGGTTATGAATGAAGATGATTTTGAATTACCTTTAGAAAAATTTAAGGTGTTAGTGGATTCTATGAGTATGCAATATCTACAAGGTGCAAGCATAGATTACAAAGATGATTTACAAGGTTCGCAGTTTGTTATAACAAATCCAAATGCACAAACAACCTGCGGATGTGGTAGTAGTTTTACTGTATAAAAGAAAAGGCATAAATGAAAAAGACAAGAATGACGGATGATAGAAATTCGTTTAAACCCTTTAATTACCCTTGGGCATATGATGCATGGCTAAAGCATGAGCAAAGCCATTGGTTACATACTGAAGTACCGATGCACGAGGATGTTAAAGATTGGAAAAAGAAGTTATCAAATGAAGAAAAACAATTCCTTACACACATCTTCCGATTCTTTACTCAGGGAGATATTGATGTTGCTGGTGGATATGTCAATAATTATCTACCTCACTTTCCGCAACCTGAGATAAGAATGATGCTAATGGGCTTTGCAGCTCGTGAAGCATTGCACATTGCAGCATATTCCCATCTGATTGAAACCTTGGGATTGCCTGAGACAACATATAATCAATTTCTTGAGTATCAGGAAATGAAAGACAAGCATGACTTTGTTCTTGATATCTCATCTAAGAACGGTACGATTGCCTCAACTGCGGAACATATTGCTGTGTTTAGCGCATTCACCGAAGGTATGCAACTGTTCAGTTCCTTTATTATGTTACTTAACTTTCCTCGTACAGGTAAAATGAGAGGCATGGGACAAATTGTTACCTGGTCTATTGTGGATGAGACACAACACGCTGAAGGCATGATTAAATTATTCCGTACCTACATCGAAGAAAATAAGGAGATATGGAATGATACTCTCAAAGAAAAGATCTACTCGATTGCGGAGAAGATGGTTAGTCTTGAAGATAAGTTTATTGAACTGTCTTTCAAATCTGGCGCTATCGAAGGGTTGACAGAGCATGATGTAAAGGAATATATTCGCTACATTGCTGATAGACGTCTAATTAGTCTTGGACTAAAAGGTATCTTCAAGCGTAAAAAGAATCCTTTACCCTGGGTTGAAGAAATGATTAATGCTCCAACGCATACTAATTTCTTTGAGAACAGAGCAACAGACTACGCCAAAGGTGCCTTGTCTGGCGACTGGCATGATGTATGGGGAAAGGCTGCATGAAACAATTTAAAGAATTTATAGACGAAGAGGTTACACCTGTAACATATAAAAAACCAAACCCGCAAAGGCTCTCAGATGAGGAGCATAATGAGAATGTTGTCCAAAGTAATGCAATAAAATCCGGACATATGAGTGATGTTCATCCTGTAATAGCATCAGCAATTCATAAATTTGCTAAGGATAAGGATTCGTTTACTGCTGCTCTATCCTCATCAAAAATTGAGAAAATAAAACCTGGAACTAATGTCAATAATTCAGAAATTGGTCAGGGAGTAAAAGCAGTCGAGGATAAGGAAAAAGTTAACAGAGTTAAATCTCAAATGAAACTAGGTGGTGGTATAGATAGACCAATCGTATATAGACATACTGACGCACAAGGTCAAACCCATCACCACTTAGTAGCCGGAAATACTAGAGCAACTACTGTAGGTTATGGGGTGGAAGCTCATGTGATAGATGTTAAATGACAGGACTAAATATGGTAAAGAAGTTTGAGGAGTTAAGACCTAGGAAATATCCTGACGGAACATTAATTCCTAAAAAATTACCTCCTGCGTATGCTGTTGGTAATAGTAAAGAAAATTGTGCAAATTGTGGGGCATATGTGCCAGGAACAAAATATTGTAAAACCTGGGATGCCAAAGTGAAACCTAATTATTGGTGTAAAAAATGGATTCAGATAAAGAAACAAACTATGCAATAGTTCGCAGACGAATTTGCGAGACATGCGAACATAAAAAAATTATTATTGGTGCAAAATTTTGTAAATCATGTGGCTGTGCCATATGGGGCAAGACACTAATTAAATGGGAAAAATGCCCCGAAGGCAAATGGCAAATTGAAGAAAATTAAAGGAGTATATTATGCCAGGATTAACTATTGAAAAGTTTAATGATGTTATTAATGGATTTGAATTAAAAGAGGATAAGCAAATATGAGTAATAAAATTATAGGAATTACTTGCAGTACTTTTGATCTTTTTCATGCTGGTCATGTTATCATGCTAGAAGAAGCGAAAAAACAATGCGATCATTTAATCGCAGCAATCCAAGTCGATCCAACAATCGACAGGACAAGTAAAAACAAACCAGTACAATCAATAATCGAACGGCAAATACAAGTTGCCGCTTGCAAACACGTCGATGAGATTATTGTATATTCAACAGAAAAAGAGCTTGAGGACATCTTTATGTCTTTGCCTATTGATATTCGTATCTTGGGTGAGGAGTATAGAGATACTGAATACACAGGCAAAGCTATCTGTGAGAAAAGAAAAATTGACATTTATTTTAACAAGCGTGATCATTACTTTAGTTCATCGGATTTAAGAACTAGAGTATTTGAAACTGAAGCAAAGAAAAGAGGAATTGAGACATGGCAAAAAACAAACATCACGAGTGCGTCGAATGTGATGCCGTCTTCAAGATAAAACATGATCTTGACGAACATCATTATAAAGTAGGATTTTGTCCATTCTGCGGTGGCGCTATAGATGAAGATCAAATAGATGAGCAGTATCAAGACCTCGACGACAACGACGAAGACCTGTCCTAAGTGTGGGACACACCATAACAAGCCTGGGAAATTTTGCACCCGGGCTTGTGCCAATTCAAGGCAATGGTCAGAGGAACAGAAACAAGTATTCTCTGAAAAGCAAAAAGATTATATGGCTCGAGACGAGTCAGAATATCACAGATATAAAAAGTCTGTACAAACATCAATGCTTATTAAGACTGGAACAATGGGCAATGGCTTGGCAACCGAGCGACTCGAGGATGTCATGACGGATCCTGAGGATTATTTCATAATACCTCCCCGTGTAGATGACGATAGATACTCTGAAGATGGAGATATGTGGGAGGTTGTGGGACAATAAATACTTATTTAGATAGGTGTTTATGTGGCTTTATAATAATTCCCCTCTTGAGGAAATTCCAGAAACTGCGTATGGTTATGTGTATTTGATTACAAATACTGTTACTGGACGGAAATACATAGGTAAAAAACTTTTTTGGTTTCGTAAAACTAAACAAGTTAAGGGTAAAAAGAAGCGCATAAAGGTCGAATCAGATTGGCGTGATTATTGGTCTTCATCCGACGAAGTTAAAAAAGATGTTGAGACATTTGGAATAGATAAATTTATAAGAGAGATATTACATATTTGTCCTAATAAGGGATCTTGTAATTATCTTGAGGCAAGAGAACAAATGGATCGCAGAGTATTGGAGACCGAGGATTATTATAATGGTCAGATACAATGCAGAGTACATAGGACACATATAAAGATATGATAATAACAGGAATGATACAACAAGGTGGAATGACATTTTTTCCTCCGGCAGCCCCCGTATTGCAGGGTAGTTTATCCTTTAATGGCACAAGTCAATATTTAAATACCCCGTCAAGTTCTGCGTTTGCTTTTGGAACAAACGATTTTACTATGGAAACCTGGATTTACCCCAATAATCTTTCTGGGCGTTTGTGGTATTTTAGTTCTGATCGTGATAATGTAGATCTTAATGGTAATGGGGGTATTTACTACTTTGGTGAAGGCGGTGTACGCAATAGTGCTACTAATACAGTAATAACTGTAGGGGCCTGGCATCATATTGCATTAGTAAGAGCAAGTGGAACTCTTACACTTTATGTAAACGGAGTTTCTGTAATGTCCCAAAGCGGCATAGGATATAATAGTACAGCAAATAGATCAATTGATATTGCATATAGTGCGGTGCAAGGTAATGGTTATTTTAATGGTCGTATAAGCAATTTTAGAATTGTTAGCGGCACAGCACTTTACATCGGATCAACAATTACTGTCCCTACCTCACCATTGAGTGCAATCGGGGGTACCCAATTATTATTAAACACCTCGAATGATGCTAATTTCCTAAAAGATTCGTCAACAAATAATATAATAATTACTAATAATGGTGCTGTAACAAGTTCTTCATTGAATCCGTTCTAAGGAAATATATGCTCGCAGAGCGCAACAAAACCATTTTAAAATGCAAAAAACTATAGCATTGTTTATCCATGACCCAAAATGCTCAGTGCAGAGCGGTAATGGTATTATGAAATCGTTAGGAAATAAGTATAGATTCAAACTATTTTCCAAGAATGAAATAGAATATAACTTCTTTGATGATGTAGATTTAATAGTTGTCCCTGGTGGATTCGGAGATTCTGATTCATATGACAATCTATTTAAACACAATAGAAAAGCAGTAAAAGACTTTGTAAAAAATGGTGGTAAATATCTGGGGATATGTATGGGTGCCTATTGGGCAGGACATCATTATCTAAACATAATAAAAGACGTAAAGGCGATACAATATATTAAGCGTCCTAATACGGATACGAGGAGACCTCATGCTAAGAACATTAAAATTAACTGGGATGGAACTGACACAAAGATGTTTTTTTACGATGGTTGTGCTTTGGTTGGTGATGGACACTACGAAACAATCGCTACTTACGCAAATGGTGACCCGATGGCGATTATTCAAAAGAACATAGGATTAATAGGGTGCCATCCTGAAAGTGAACAATTTTGGTATGATAGTTACAGTTGGCTAAAAGGAAAATATCACAACGGTGAGCATCATGCTTTACTGTTAAAATTTGTAGATAGGTTAATGACCCAATGATTTTTGCAGCTATATTATTAGGAACAGCTTTAGCTATTTCAGGTATAGCAGGATATTTTTCAATCATGGGATTGACTTATATATTTTCAGCTAGCCCAACTCCTATTTTGATAATGGGTGCTGCTCTTGAAGTGGGTAAACTTGTAACTGCATCCTACGTATATAGACAATGGGACAGTATAAACACACTGATGAAATCTTATCTTATTATCAGTGTTGTAGTTTTATCATTACTCACATCCATGGGCATATTTGGATTTTTATCCAAAGCGCATAGCGACCAAAATTTAGTGTCGGGTGATGTCCTGGCAAAGATATCAATATATGACGAAAAGATTAAGACTTCAAAAGACAATATCGAAGCCAACCGCAAAACTCTTAAACAGATGGATGAAGCTGTGGATCAAGTTATGGGCAGATCGACAGATGAAAAAGGTGCGGATAAAGCGGTCAACATACGTAGAAGTCAGCAGAAGGAGAGGGCTAGATTATTTGCTGATATCGAAGCCGAGCAGAAAGCAATTGCTAAACTTAATGAGGAGCGGGCTCCTATAGCAGCGGAAATGCGCAAGGTTGAGGCTGAGGTTGGTCCTATAAAGTATATCGCAGCATTTATGTATGGGGCAACAGACACAAGTATACTGGAGAAAGCGGTTTCTTGGATGATTCTGCTGATAATTATAGTATTTGATCCGTTGGCTATTCTGTTGGTAATTGGGGCAAACTCTATGCTTCAGAATGATAAAAAGAAGCCAAAATTCAGAAATATGCGGAATTCGATAGAGATAGACAAAAGCTCAGTCTTTTCCTTTAAGAACAAAGATTTGAATTAATATAAATATAAGTATAACATAAGAGAAAATCATGGCTCTAACACAAATTCAACAAGACGGTCTATCCCCGAATGCAATTATTGCGATTCAGGCAACACTTACTGGCGGTGGAGTAACTACATCTACTAATTCATTGGGTCAACCCATACTTGTAATAGAAACATTAAGTCCATTCCTATTGGCAGGAATGTAAGGAAACAAAATGGCAATTAAATATAAAATTCTCGGGCAAGCTTTTCCTGCGGCAAACGCAAATGCGACATTATATACGGTACCTGCGGGAAATAGCGCTGTTATTTCCACATTAAATATATGTAACACATCTGCAACTAATGTAACATTTAGAATTGCAGTACTAAGGGGAGGTATTACTCCCACTCCATCTAATTCATATATTGCATATGATACAGCATTACCAGCACAAGATGCAATTGGATTAACAATGGGTATGACTTTAGATGCAACAGATACAATACAAGTTTATTCTTTTCAGGGTAATGTATCCTTTAACGTTTTTGGCTCAGAGATTTATTAATGTCCACTAAGCGCCACGCGGCAAGAAATTTTGCTAATCCTATTAACAGATTAAATTCTGCAAGTCTTCTTCCCATCAGTAGTAATTCGCCATGGACACTAGAATTTTTGCTTGTAGGTGGGGGTGGCGGCGCGGGCAACGGTAATGGTGCAGCATATGGTCAAGGATCTGCGGGTGGCGCCGGAGGCGTAGTAGTTGGGTCTTTTAATGTGCCAGGTGGAGGAGCATCTTTTCCTGTTACATTTACTATAGGTGGTGGGGGCACGGGAAGCTTCGTTGGCGGTATGGGGTCAAATAGTTATTTAACAACCCCTTACACTGGGCCGGGTGTGCCGATCAACGCTGTGGGTGGAGGCGGAGGTTCGAGTGGATCTCCTCTTTCGGTTACTTATACTGGCGGCCCAGGTGGTTCTGGTGGGGGCGGTTTTAGCGCATTTGGTGTCGGTATACAACCCTTGCAAAATCTAGGACCTTCATATAGTTTTATAACGCAGAATTTAGGAAACCCAGGGGGCGGCCCCGGAGGTAGTTCGGCTGGTTATGGTGGCGGTGGGGCAACCAGTGCTGGCGGCCAGGGTCCTAACCCAGGCACGGGTGGTGGCGGAGGTGGCGCAGGTTATACATGGCCAGTTAATACTGTTACATATGGGCGAGGTGGAAATACTAATCCGCAAATCTGGACCTCTCCCGCTATAGGGATAGCCGGCGCTCCAGGTACAGGTAATGGAGCAGTACCTGGCAATATGGGACCTGGAAATAGCCCAACCATGGTGGGCGGCCAGGGTGGGGGCGGCGCTTGTATTATAGCTATACCTACTGCAAAATATCCGGGTTCTGCTCCAGGTTCTTCTAGTATCACAACTGCCGGCAGCAAAACAGTAATAACATACATCGGCCCCGGGACGTATAACACGTAAAAAAAAATGTCAACACAAATATTACTAACACAGATTAAAGTACCGAACACGGCAAGTGTTGGTGCGGTTGTAACTGTCCAACCAGACGGTACATTTGCCGCAAATGGTTTTGCGCTACCTTTAGTAATGGATGATATTTCTCCACAATTTGACGGAGATAAAACAGTTTTTACATTGTCAGTCGATACATTGGCTGTGTCGAATGTTATAAATACTTCAATATTAGATTCAAAAGATTTAGATGTTTCAATGGGTGGCCAACTCGTCAAGCCATATATAGGTCAAACAACTTACCCCTGGCTAACACCATATGATTCATTTAGACAAGGTTACAGAGTAGAAGGCGACAGTATCGTATTTTATGTGGCACCTTCCCCAGGCAACGATTGCTCAATAATTATCAGAAACATCAGTAGAACAATTCAAACAAGACGTTACCCGTTTACGGCGGGTGGAGTCGTATTAGGAGACTAAAGAAATGGCAAAGCACGTAATATTAGAAAGTTACTCATTTACACCGTCCACAAGATCGGTTGTAGTAACAGGCAAGAACATCCGCAGAGAACAATTATTACTGATTACTAACGTAACACGTAATACTGTAATCTATAATTTTAGCGATCCTAATTTAGGTGCTACATCTTATGTTAATTCAGTAACTGCTACGGGTGTTCCTGGGCAAGGTACTGCTTTGGAAACAACAACTATTCTGTTGGCTTATAATACTACTGCAATGAGCAGTACAGATAAGTTGGCAATTTTAGTTGAAGAAACATATACAGAGGTTACTCCGGCGGAAACACAACTTGATCCTGTAGGCAAGATGAGAGTTTCGGAGCCACAGTCTCTAATCGACACAGACTTTGAATATGGTGTACAGCCAACAAAGTGGGAAAGTATTGGTTTAATTAATAACAGACCAATCGCATTTTATTCCTCTGCGGGTGCGCCAGCAATACCTGCAGCAAATGCAGGACAAACTGGAGCCTTAACTATATCAAACGTATTCGGTCCAGGTGGCGGCAACACACAAGTCGTTGTTAGTATAACAGACACAGTTACGCCAAACATTTATGTAGGTCAACCAATTTTCGTTCAAGGTACACTTGATGTGGCAAATGCAGACGGTTGGTATGTTATTGACACACTAACAGCTAACGTAAATTTCTCATATAGAACAACTGCTATTCCATCAAACGTATTATATGATCCTACAAAGACATATGTATTTGCTGGAGCATTTTATTCTAACGCAGCAATTCGTGTAAACAACGTATCAGTTACTACTAATGCAATTTACGTATCAACTGCAAATGCACACAATTTAAGTACAGGTGGTAGTATTTTTATTACTAATACTTCAGGTGTAACAGGTACAGGTGTCACTGGTCTAAACGGTCTATGGACTGTTACATCCACCCCTACTACTAATACATTAATTGCAAATGGTTTTGTAGGAACTACATTCACACCTGGTGCAGCAACAATAGCAGCAAGTAGTCTAGGTAACGTTTTATATGCAAGACACCCTGGTTATGTAGAACATAGACCATATGATGGAGGTGTTCAATTTACAAACCAAACACCATACCATAACGCACAATTTATCAGACAAACACGTAGATATTTCCGGTATCAATCAGGTAAGGGTGTTCAATTTAGTACAGGTTCTATTATGAAACCTGCATTAACAGTGGATGAATTAACATCAAGCGGAACTACTGTAACTGTAACTACTAAAATACCACACGGAATGGGTGTTGGCGCAAATATTACAGTATCGGGAGCTACAGAAACAGCTTATAATGGTTCATTTAATGTTGTATCTGTACCAGGACAGACATCATTTACATATACTGCAGCAACTACTCCTACAGCAACTCCTGCATCAGGATTCCCGATTACAGTTAGTCCAAATTCTTGGTATGGTTCAAGAAGCAGAATCGGTATGTACGACGAACAAAACGGATTCTTCTTTGAATTCGATGGTCAACAACTATATGCTGTTAAGAGATCTAGTACACTACAAATATCAGGATCAGTATCAGTCATTACAGGTTCTCCTATAGTAACAGGATTGAAAACTAAATTTGGTACTCAATTAGTACCTAATGATAGAATCGTTATTCGTGGTACTAGTTATATAGTTGAATCTATTATGTCGGACACTCAAATTGGAATTTCTCCAGAATACAGAGGAGTTACATCTCAAAACTGTTACGTAAGTAAAACCGTTGATGTTAAAACACCACAAAGTCAATGGAACATTGACAGACTAGATGGCACAGGTCATAGTTTATATAATATAGATTTGGCAAGAATGCAAATGTTCTATATCGATTATACTTGGTATGGTGCAGGAGCAATTAGATATGGCTTCAAGAATGCCAGAGGCGAGGTTGTATATTGCCATCGTATTGCAAATAACAACGTAAATACTGAGGCATATATGCGTTCTGGTAATTTGCCTGCAAGATATGAAACAACTACATTCCCTCCAACATCCACACTTGGAGCAAGTCTATTAAGTTCGGCAACAACAGGTGGAACAATAACAGTTGTAGATGCCAATTTATTCCCGAATGTAGGAACAGTTGTAGTACAGCAATCGGGTGATACTAACGCAAATATTGAATATATTTCATATTCAGCAAGAACAGGCAATGTTTTAACAATTGGAGCCAGAGCAGTTCCAGGCGGAATAACAACAGCATCGTCATTTACATATGCAGCAAATGTGCCGCATCAGGTATCGTTATATTCACCGCAAGTTGCAGCAACAATTAGTCATTGGGGTTCATCTGTTATTATGGATGGTAAATATGACGATGATAAATCTTTGGTGTTTAACATTGGTCAAAATACTAGTGTACAAAATCCTCCAATCAACACAAGAATTGCTCTTATAAGTTTGAGAATAGCACCTAGTGTAGATAATGGTTTTATTGGATTACTTGGTCAAAGAGAAATTGTTAATCGTATGCAATTGGTTTTACGCCAAATGGATGCGTTAACAAACGGACCTTATCGTGTTGACGTTATTCTAAATGGAACACCTGTCGCAGGTTCATGGGTAAATCTTGGTGGTTCAAGCTTGGCACAATATATTCTACATACACCAGGAACAACAATTATTGGTGGTGAGAATATGTTCTCATTCTTTACACAATCTGCAGGTCAAACACAGCAAGACATGGCGTTGGCCAGAGATCTTGGTACAAGCATATTGGGTGGCGGAACATCGCTACAAGCAAATACTTTATTAAACAAGTATCCTGATGGTCCTGATATGATTACAATTTGTGCTACTGCATTGCAGGCAACAGGTAACATCAACGCTCGTATCAGCTGGACAGAAGCACAAGCTTAATAATGTACTATGGCATTTGTAGTATCGGCAACACAACCTCCGGGTGGTAGTTTAGGTGACGAGTGGTTTAATCCAAATACCAACGAATTAAGAAAACTCGTCGCTTTCTCAGGTACTGCTCTTACCTATGTTACTATAAACAGAGCAAACACGTTAGTCGGTAATGTTATTGTTCCAAATATCAGTAACAATACTACTATAACCACATCATCTATTTCGCAAACATTTTCCGATTGGATAACTGCCACAGGTGGCAATATATTCACAGCAAATGGGTATACATATCATACCTTCAATGCATCTTCTACATTTGCAGTTACAATGGGTATTGGTGTCGGCCCAGCATATAATACTGCACAAGTTTTATTGATTGGTGGCGGTGGCGGTGGCGGAGGCGGTACTGGAGGTGGCGGTGGCGCTGGTGGGTTTAGAGAAATATTTGTTTCAAATTTAAAATCTGGAACATATTCAATTATTGTGGGTGCTGGTGGCGCTGGCGGAACTACTACATCTGCACCTGCAGGATATGGATCAAATGGTACATCTACATTTGCAAACCTAAATGCCGGTGTATTTGAAGCCATATATGGTGGCGGTGGTGGTTTTTATGGTCCTCCTACATTCCAGGGCAGACAAGGCGCATCGAGCGGTGCTGCAGGTGCTGGCGGAACAGGTAATACCCCATATGCAGGAACCCCGTCATTAAATCCTGCACAAGGTTTTCCTGCAGGTGCCAATCAAGCAACAGACGGAGCAGGTGCTGGCGGTGGTGGCGGAGGAGCCGGCGGCGTAGGCGGTGCGGGAAGTCCTAATACTGGAGGAACAGGTGGTCCGGGTAAAATTTCAAGTATCAATGGTTGGTCTGCATATTTTGCGGCAGGGGGCGGTGGAGCTACCGCTGGGCCAACAATACCTGCTGGTTCAGGAACAGGTGGAACTGGAGGTGGCGGTCGAGGCGGCAACATAAATTCATTAGGACTTCCTGCATTTACAAATTCTGGTGGCGGTGGCGGCGGAGGCGGTGGAAATGGAAATACTCCAACTCCAGCAATTAATATTGGTGGCAATGGTGGTTCAGGTGTTGTTATAGTAAGATACAGATCAGATTCAACATTATCTTCTATTCCTGTAGATTATCTGTTAGTTGGTGCAGGCGGCGGTGGAGGATTTAGATGGGGTGGCGGAGGTGGCGCTGGGGGCTTACTTCAAGGTACCACTACATTTACATCAAATACACTATATACGATTACAGTTGGCGCAGGTGGAACGGCAGGCATAGCAAATATTCAAGGCGGTACGGGTGTTAGTACTATATTATCTACTCCCACAACCACATTATTTACAGCATATGGAGGTGGCGGCGGAGGATCATCAAAAGAAGACCCTGGCGGTGGAGCATATCCAGAAGCAAATTTACCATTCATAGGTACAGGTGGCGGATCTGGGGGCGGTGCAAGTTCTAAAGGAGCGACTGCAGGTAGTGGGTTTGGATATCTTGGACCAACACAACAAGGTTACCCTGGCGGTACTGGAACATCAGACAATTCTAGTTACGATAGAGCAGGTGGCGGCGGCGGTGCGGGGGGACTTGGAACTTCTGCGCCGACGGGTCAAGCGGGCGCCGGAGGCACTGGCATATATTCTACCATAACAGGTTCTAATGTTGCATATGGTGGAGGTGGTGGAGGTGGGTCAGGTCAGCCGCAGCCTGCTGTTGCAACAGGTGGTGCAGGTGGAGGTGGTGCTGGGGGTGTAGCCAATGGTAATGCTAACTCTGCAGTAAACTTTACTGGAGGCGGCGGTGGAGGCGGCGGTAACCCAGGATTTATAGTTGGTTCAGGTGGTTCAGGTATAGCTGTTTTAAGATATCCCAGTCTTTATCCTAATGCAACTATTGTAAGTGGTGCAACTTACACAACTGCAAATGGATACACCATATATACTTTTATAACATCTGGTAATATTTTATTTTAATATGGCTTTTATAACATCAAACACTCAACCACCTAGCGGCGCACTTGGCGACGAGTGGTATAATCCCCTCACTAATAAAATATATAAGCTTGTTCCTTTAAACGGAACAACTGCATCTTGGGTTGAATATAATATACCTGCATTTAATGGAGTAAATTATCTTTATGCTAATGCTCCATATACTGCTCCTCCGACTCCGCCAGCAATTTCACCGCTATCCTCCGTTAGATTCCTTGCAATCGCCGGCGGTGGCGGTGGCGGAGGTAATGCTGGTTCTGGAGGTGGTGCTGGTGGCGTATTAACAAGTAATACATTATCTATTTCTTCAGGAACTCCGTATGCAATTACAGTAGGCGGTGGAGGTGCGGCAAGTCCCGGAGGTGATCCGACAAGTGCTACTACAGGCACACCCACAACAATTATCGGCGGTGCACTTACCTTAACTGCATTTGGTGGAGGCGCAGGTAGGGGAGCAATTGCGGGATACAATGCACCTGTGCATGGTGGTGGTTCGGGTGGTGGCGCACCCGGGGAAAGTACAACAGTCGGTGTTGGATCTGGTTTTCCTAGTCCAGCAGCATTATTTTACACGCCGACCGGTGCTCAGGGATATCCAGGAGTAGCAGGTGCAGGTTCGGGCGCAAGCAGATCGGGAGGCGGTGGTGGTGGCGCAGGGGGAGTGGGTGAACCTGCCCCAGGAGGAGGATATTCTCCTGCAGGCGGTATTGGTATTAATTTAGATATAGAAGGATCACCTAAGTATTATGCAGGTGGTGGGGGTGGCGGTAGTCATATTAATTCTGGCCCTACTGCAGGGGGTCTAGGTGGTGGCGGTAATGGTGCAAACGGTCCCAGTACCACTGCTGGAACAGCAGGCACGGCATTCTCAGGTGGGGGTGGCGGAACAGGTTCAGGATATAGTGGTGCGGGTGCCGCAGGCGGTTCGGGTGTAGTTATATTTTCACATCCTATATTATACGCAAACGCAACAGTAACAGGTAGTAATGTAATACTCTCAAACACTTCAGGAAATTTAATATACAAGTTTTCTTCACCCGGAACAATAATTTTTACTAGTAGTTTACGTTAATATGGCATTTATAACATCAAACACTCAACCACCTAGCGGCGCACTTGGCGACGAGTGGTATAATCCTGTAGAAAACGTAATCTATAAAATGATTCCGCGTAATGGGACAACACCCGAATGGCACGGATTTGGTAATACTGCGGCAAATGCTGTAATAACTACTACATACACACAAACAAATGTTCAAGTTAATACAAACTTAATTTATTCTCAGGTTGGAGATGTATACTGGAATTCTGTATCTTTATTATTAGATACACCCCTGGCCAATACTATAGTAAATTATGATGCCAGTAATATTAGAAATGATTTGCAAATAGTTAATGCCAATTTTGGTACAACTGATTCACGTACATCTATTAGAGCCTCAGATTTTACTCCATATAACGGTGCAAATGCCACATATGGTTCTTTATATACTCCTATTGCTGGAAAAGATCTCTTTTACGCATCAGGCGTTGTTGGGCCATACCTAAATATACCTTCAAAACAATGGGGCTATTATACATATGATTTCACGGTGGAGTGCTGGGTACGTCCTTTTCAATTAGCAAACTATAACGGTGTTTTTGATCAAGGAGATATGCCAGGTCCACGTATAGTTCTTTTTTCCGACGGCACCGTAGAAGGTGGAGATGGTACCTCAAATTTAACAACAGGTGCAGGTAATGTTTCTGTAGGTAGTTGGACACATATTGCTTTTACCAGACAAGCAGGAATAAGAAATATTTGGATTAACGGTATTGTAAAAGCCACAGCATTTACTTCTGCAGCAAATATAAACGGTTCCGCAATTAGCTATATTGGAAGAACAAATGATGGTTTTTTCTTAAACGGTCACATTGCCGATTTAAGAGTAGTTGTAGGCAATTCTTTATATTCAAATTTTACTGTACCTACATCGGCATTAACATCTGTAGCTAATACGCAGTTATTGCTAGCACAATCCGCCACAATAGTTGATAATAGTATTCAAAACAAGACAGTAACAGTTTTTGGTGGCGCTGCAGTATCAAGCAATAGTCCTTTTGCATCAGGATATAGTATAGTTTTTGATGGTAGTGGAGATTATTTATCCATAGCAGATACCACAATGTTTAAACAGGATTTAAATTTTACTGTAGAAATGTGGATAAATGTTACCGCAAGACCAGGTAGTAATGATGTAAAATTATATCAGCCTCAAAAATCACCAGGCGACGGTGCAGGTCTTCTTGCTATAGCGCTTGATCCTGCAGGTAAAATTGTCATAGATAACCAACAAACTGGAAATGAAATTACCACCGCTGAAGCTATACCATTGGGTGTGTGGAAACATATAGCTTTAGTTAAAAATGGCAATAGTGCCAGTTTGTTTGTGGATGGAATACTGGCCAACACAAAAATATATACAAACTGGCAAGGAACATCTCACAGTGCTGCAATAGGTAGAAGATTAGATACATCTACCGACTACAATGGTTATATTAGTAATTTCCGTTTAGTTACAGCCAACGCACTTTACGGAGCTAGTTTTACACTTCCTACAGCACCAGTAACTCCCACTGCAAATACTAAACTATTAACTTTACAATATAATGGTAATTTTAATAATAGAAATGCTACTGTATATGATGAGAGTCAATACAGAGCTAATCTAATAAAATTTGGTAATGTGACAATGGGTACATTCTCACCTAATAGACCAAATACTCTTAACAATTCTTATTTAGCTAATGTTAATGGTGGTTCTGCATACTTTGATGGATCTGGCGATTACATACGAGATTTAAGTGGTACATCAAATGCTGCATATACTTTTACTGGAGATTTTACTGCCGAGGCATGGGTATATCCTAGGAGTTTATCGGGGACATATTCTTTATTCTGTTTAGGTTCTGAAAATCCAGATAGATATCTGGCATCTATTATTAATGGGCAAATAGTTAGTAGCAAGCAAGGTAATACAGCAACATACTATGTAGGGGCAAATGTTATAGGTAATACGTGGTCACACGTTGCATTTGTTCGTTCAAATAATACAATATCTGCAATTTTAAACGGTAATATTAGTACAACTTCAAATGTCTTTTTAGGTAATATAGGTAACGGTGGATTTACATTAGCGGGTGATTCCAGCGCATCTAGTCCATTCTATGGTTATATCTCAGGTTTCCGTTTGGCAAAACAAGCAGTATATACTGTGGGAGGTAATACCCCCACCCGAATTCCTTTTACAGCAAACGCATCTGTTATAGATACACGGCCAACAGCAAATACTTCAAATAGTGTTTACTTCAACGGTGGATCTTATCTAGTTTCATCTTCAAGTAATGTATTTGGTCTAGGAACAGGTGATTTTACAATAGAATGCTGGGTAAATAGAACAGCATGGAAAAATTCGGATTCAACGATTGTAGATTTTAGACAAACAGGAGTTTCGAATCAAGTAAAACCAAGTTTACAATTTGCAGGAGTGGATTCCATACGTTTTTCTCAAGGTGGAGGAAATAGAATAACGACTTCTGGATTGCGCGGTAATGTTTGGTACCATGTTGCATTGGTTAGATATAACGCAAATACTAGATTATATGTAGGTGGTGTACCTAATTCAACAACATACGTTGACACCAATAATTATGGAACAGGTGTTCAAGACATAATTATCGGTCAGGTTGGAGATAATAAATCTTTTAGTGATGGGTATTTTAATGGTTACATTACTAATTTAAGGATAACTAAAGGTCTTGCTTTATATACCTCAGCTTTCACGCCTATTACTACACCATTGACACCTACAATCTTTACAGGATTAGCTAATGTCACAAGTTTACTTACATTGCAGGGTTCGAATGTAGATAATAGTGGTCGAGGTATTACTTTTACAAATACTGGTACTATTGCAGGATCACCATATAGTCCGTTCGGTACTTATGTTCCTGAAGTACTTTCTACAAATACAAATCTATTATTAAACTTTACATCTGGAGGTGTAATAGATTATGCTGGTCAAGGCAATTTTGAAACGGCAAACGTGGGATTTACCAGTAACATTACGCCAAAATTTAATAAAGCAATAGGTCCATTTGTAAAAGCAGGCACTACACAGATAACAGTTCCCCATGATCCTAAGTATGATTTTACCGAAGATACGGTTCCTTTTACTGTAGATTATTGGATATACCCTACTGCATTTGCCGGGTTAAATGTAAATGCATATGTTATACAAAAGAGTGCCTTATCTGGTTCTGGATATCCTGTTTGGGCATCTAAGATTGCCACTGACGGGAATGTAAGATTCCAAATAGGTGATGCAACAGGGGCATCGACTACGCAAGATATTTTAGGAAATGTTGGATTAATAGGCAATGCATGGAATCATGTTGCGCATACGAGAAATATTGCAAATGTTTTGACTACATGGGTCAATGGTAATATTGCGTCAATGACATTTCAAAATATAACAGTTGTAAGCGATAACTCACGTCCTCTAATAATAGGAAATCAGACTAATGGAGCAGGAACAGGATTTGACGGATATCTTGAAAATATCAGAGTAACTAATGGTGTATGTAGATATACTGCACCGTTTACACCAGACAGAGCAAATACTTATCTAGGTTATCTTGTTTTGTTTTCATCCAGCACAAGCACAACAACCACTGTTTCTATAGTAGCAGCACCTAATGTAACAGCGACAGTGGTTCCAACTCGAGCTACAACTGTCAATTACTTAATAGTTGCAGGTGGCGGCGCGGGTGGCGGCGGAAACGGCGGAGGTGGCGGCGGCGCTGGAGGATTATTGAGTGGCACAATATCTGTTACACCTGGTTCACCTTATACTATTACAGTAGGCGCAGGCGGTGCTACACAAACAGCAAACGGTACACCATCAACTGCACTTACTTTAACTGCAACAGGTGGCGGTGGCGCTTCGGGTGAAACTGGACCTGGACCTTCTCCGATAGCTTCACCTGGCGGATCGGGAGGCGGTGGTGGATCCGCGGGTAGTACTAATCATACTGGCGGTTCAGGTATAACTAGTCCAGTGAGACAAGGATATCCTGGTGGAAACGGACTTACGGATGGAGGCTCTTTGCGCAATGGTGGGGGTGGAGGTGGAGCTGGTAATGTTGGAGGTGCTGCCTCGCCAACACAAGGAGGTCCAGGTGGAATAGGATTTGATTCAAACATCGCAGGCACATCTACATATTATGCTGGCGGTGGAGGTGGAGGTAATTATGGTAGCGCCACAGTTCCGTTGGGAGGTTCGGGTGGTGGAGGCAATGGTGGAATAGGACCAACTGCGCCACCTTTTGCCGGAATACCTACATCTCAAGGTTCCGCTGGATTGACTAATCGTGGCGGAGGTGGCGGAGGTGGTGGTAATTCTTATCCATCGGGAGGAGCATCCGGAGGCTCAGGGGTAGTTATAATATCATATCCTACTGCGTTTATCCTGGCATCCAATACAGGATCCAATGTACTTGTTACAACCGTAGGAGGTAATAACATACATGCATTCTATGCATCTGGAAATATTACATTCTAAATTGGTAAACTTTAAACATACTAGACATATAAATAAATTAATATAGCAATTACCTTGTAATGGTAAGTAAATTAAGGAGAAAAAATGGGACATTTTGCTAAAGTAGAAAACGGAACAGTAACACAAGTTATCGTTGCTGAACAAGATTTTATCGACACTGGTGCTGTAGGAGATCCTAGCACTTGGGTTCAAACAAGTTACAATACTCAGGGTGGAACACATCGCAACGGTGGAACTCCATTGCGTAAGAACTATGCAGGTATTGGATATGTATATGATGCGGGCAGAGATGCATTCTATGCACCTCAACCTTACCCAAGCTGGACTTTGGATGAAGCCACATGCTATTGGAAGGCACCTGTAGATCAACCTGCAGCAGTTATGCCAACGACAGAGGCAGAAGGAACATTCTATGAGTGGGACGAATCTGTTGTAAATTGGAAGGCCGTTACCGTGCCAAAATTAGAAACCCAAGCTTAATCTTACGGATTAGCGGAGACCCGGATCAGTTGTCCGGGTCGCTTGACAAACCTAGTCAAGTCATATATAATTATCCTGTGACCAAATAAATCCCTCAGAAAAATAGTGCCCTATGCACTCTTTGTCTCAGTTTTTGAGAGGGGATCCAAATAGGAGAAAAAATGGATATTAGTTTAAAAACCAACAGTGCAACCATTGTTGATTTGACAGCGAAAGTCTTAAAGGTAATAGGTTTTGTAGTTATAGCAAGTGCAGTAGTATTTGCCTGCAAAACCAAATTAAACAATCTCAAAGAAGCTCAGGCATCATTGCCAAACGGATACGTTACTGCTTCCACAAGAATGAAAGAGTTAGATTGCCTAACCAGAAACATTTATTGGGAAGCTGCATCTGAGCCATTCGAAGGCAAAGTGGGTGTGGCACAAGTAACTATAAACAGAATGAATTCCGGAAAGTTTGCAGATTCAGTATGTGAAGTTGTTTACCAAAAGAATGTCGTTTATCAAAAGGTTATTTGCCAATTTAGTTGGTACTGCGAAAACACTCATAAGATTAGACCAATACACAAACCCCTATGGGAAGAAAGTGAATTGGTAGCTAGAAAAGTCTTATTAGAGAATTTTAGATTACCTTCACTAAAGAATGCACTATATTATCATGCAGATTATGTGCAACCAAATTGGAAAATGCCAAAGATAGAAAAGATCGGTAGACATATATTTTACGGAGATAGAGTATGACATTCTTTAATGCAAATGCTGTTAGAAATTTTCTAAACGAGCATCTATATAAGATATCTGCTGACACCATGGGTTGGCTGGCGGTGATAATGATACATTGTGCCACGCTGCCATCATTACTGGCGTTACTAACAGGACTAAGTGATAAAACACCCAGTCTTGATGTGGTGTTGATGATGTGGGCAGGATTAGTTTTGATGTTTATCAGGTCAGTTGTACTTAAAGATGCGCTTAATATAATTACTATTGGTGTAGGCTTCATGGGACAAGCGGTTTTAATGGCTTTGATACTGTTCAAATAAGACTTGACACGGAACCTAAAATCTGTTATAATAATGGATTAATAAGGAAAAGGTATGAGAGTAGCAATTTGCTCAGATATTCACCTTGAGTTTGGTGATATCAATTTACAGAACACAGACAACGCTGATGTATTAATTCTAGGCGGTGACATCTGCGTTGCTGCCGACATTGGCAGGCCAGACAATGGCAACATCTTTGAAGGTGCTCGCAGTAATCGTATTGTTGATTTCTTTAAGCGTTGTTCATTTCAATTTCCACATGTAATTCTCATCATGGGTAACCATGAGCATTACAACGGTGACTTTGCCGAATCCAAAAACAAACTGCAATCAATGCTTGAGTCCAACATGCTAAGCAACGTATACTTGCTTGACAAGGAGACTAAAGTTATTGATGACACCACATTCATCGGTGGCACTCTGTGGACTGATATGAACAATGGTGACGAACTTACGTTATATCAGTTGCGAACCATGATGAACGATTTTAGATGTGTTAAAAACTCTAATAGAATGGTTCAACGTATGGTTCCTATCTATGAGCCAAATCCTGATTGGACACCCGATGGTAAGAACGGTCTAAGATATGCAACTAACGAAGCGGGTCAGTTTATACAAATAGGTGAGAAAAGAAAAGAAGATGTTTCTACATTTTCACCACAGGATGCCTTTGATGACCACAAGAAAATGCTTGCTTACCTAACGGTTATGCTTGAAGGTAAACATACTGAAAAATTTGTAGTTGTCGGACATCATGCACCATCTAAGCTATCGACTCATCCTCGTTATAAAAATGAGGAAATCATGAACGGTGGCTATAGTTCAGATCTATCTGCATTCATATTAGATAATCCTCAGATCAAGTTGTGGACTCACGGACACACCCATGAGGATTTTGATTATATGCTAGGTTCTACTCGTATTGTCTGTAATCCAAGAGGTTATGATGGTTACGAGGATCGTGCTGATAACTTTACTTTAAAGTATGTAGATGTATGACAGATCAGGAAATAGTTGAGACATACATTAAGATGCAGGAACGCTGGGGTGATAAAATACCTGATCCCGAAGTGTTTCCTGCATCATTTTCTTATTATGTAAAACTATACAGATTTCTATCAGCAAATAATCTATTATGATAGATGCAGAACAGTCCATAGATGCATTGTGTGTAGTAGCCTCAAGCAACATTGTCACACACCTTAGTTATTGGACTACAAATAAAGTGTTCAAAGAGGATAAGATGCTCATAAACGAAAAACTACCCTTTGTCCCCCTTGTAATCCCTCAGTATAACAGACTTGACAACTAATACAAAAGACTATATAATATAAGCATAGCAACCAAAGGAAATCCTATGAATCCCCGAGATATCAAACTAAGCGGTTTAACCTATGAGCAAGTCGAAATGCTCGATATAATGTGGTCTCTTGATAGCGTAGATGAGTTCTTTGATTGGTATGAAACATTGGACAAGGATGATCAAAATACTGTAGATACATTGCAGCGCTTGATTATACTTGAGGTTGCAGATGCCCAATGGGAAAACACAAAAAGGTTCCCGCAGGCCAAGGCAGTACTTAAACAGTTCATGCTATGATACTACCCCAAATACCCAAAATAGATATAAACACTGCTTTGAATAGATTCTATCAGACCAGTGTTGCTGCACATGGCGATGCTGGCTATGCTGCAGGTGCATACCAAATTATACTTACAGAGATTATGACTAATATGCCAAGGCATGAGCAGGATAAACTCCTGAAACAATTCGAATCATTGGAAATGAAACTAATGAAGTTATGACAGTTACAAATAAAAAGATAAGTAGAGATGGCTATTATCAAATAAGCGTGATGCTTGATGATGGCTTTAAGTTTAAAGTACCTGCAAGGGGTTACAACCTACATTCATTATTAGAATTTGAAAAGTCATTAGAGATGGTGAAAGAACACTCCTTCAGGGAGATTACCAAAAAGGATTATGAGAAAATGACAATAGGCGTAGAAGAGAAACAATCTTATAGAAAGAAAAGAATATGACAATAGATCAGTCAGGAACTTTTTTGGTAAGCACTATATTAATGAGTTTGGGCATAGGTGTATTAGGAGTTGTTATACTATTTTTAAATAACATCTACCATAGATTTTGGAAGACAACAGGCTTTGCTGAATGGGCTAAACCATGGGGCAATTATACTGTATCGTTTGTAGAACCAGACACAACTGAACCGAAGGTAGAACCTAAATTAGATAAAGGTGGTAATAATGAGCGCAGAGCAGGACAAACTAAAACATAGTTCACGGCTTTATCAAGATGAAGTCCATATCAAAAAGCAAACAAAGATTGCTAAAGCTCATGGCATGGATGTAAAAGAACCACACAAGTTCAACAAGCATCATGCAATGGATTGTGGTAATCCCAAATGTATGTTATGTGCTAGTCCAAGAAAACTCTTCAAGGAATTAACTATTCAGGAAAAGCGTTTCTATCAGGACAAATTGCATGAAGATAGCAACGATTAAAAGGTAAAACCTTTTTATTACCTGTTAGTAACCCTTTTCTCTAAAGGGTTATTCTTGACCAGTTTGCCAAAAGGTGTTATAATTATGGCATGAAAAGAAAAAAGAGAATTGATCGTAAACATATAGTATATTGCCTGACCAATTGTGTCACAGGTGATTTCTATATAGGCATTACGCAGGGTTTTCGTCAGCGTGACCTTAAAATACGTGTGCAAAAGCATGTACGACGGGCATTGACTGAAGGCAAGTCCTGGACATTGTGCGAAGCAATTCGCTCTTTTGGTCCAGAGTCGTTCGTAGCACAGCAAATTGCTGTAGTGAGAGGCAAGGTTGCAGCACATTCCCTAGAGCGTCAGCTCATAGGTGAGTGCTTACCAACATTAAATACACAGTAACCCATTAACTCTAATGGTTATTGCTTGAGTAATGTTCCATTAGATGTTATAATAAGCACATAGCAAGAAAAGGAAACAAAATGCAAGATGTAAAAGATCTCCCAGTAGTCCCCAAAAACACAGCACGAGAAATGCAAGAGGACGCACTAGCAAAGTTTTTCGCTAATGGCGGAAGTGTAGAAGTTCTCAAGGGACGCAAAAATCCTAAACCGATCTCAGCTCGAGGCAAATCAAATTCAGGTATGAAGACATTGGTTGACCCCACAGCACGCTTTCCTAAAAAGGACTAATATGAAAATGAAACAGATTATTCCGGGTGTGAACAATCATCAACGCTTTAGAGTGATTCTTAATGGTGTAGGGTTTTTCACTACAGTAAAAGAAATGGTTAATATGCCATTCACTGAACAGCGGGTAGCAGTTTGGTTGGCGATTGAACGCATGAAGAATGGTATCCCTTGTAATGGTTTGGCAACGACACATCGTGTATATGATGAGAAGATGCAGGTAAAAGAGTATCAAGTTCAAGTTGATTTAGTTTAAGGAGTATAGTATGGGTAAAATGTCTGAGTTAGATATCGAGATTAATGACTTGTTGAGCAACACCAAGTTCATGATTGGTGAGATTGCAAATTTGCTAAACATACCAGAGAAAATGGTTGAGGATGTTGTAGAAGCTCGTTGGGAAAAGATCAAAGAAGAAGCAGGAATTACCAATGATTAATACAGCAGTGGCAGTGGCAATGGCAGTGCCATTGGACAAGTGCAGTTACTTTCCAAAGACAAGGAAATTATTTATACCTGTTGAAGCGTTCAAAGGTGTAGTGCCTACGGGAAGTCGTTATCCAAGTACATTCTTTGTAAGATCACACTTTACAAATAAAATACTTGAGTTTAGACCATTACAACCTGACGATCCTTTATATGATGAAGATCAATGGGATGGTGAGATGCAAGTATACAGACCAAAACCAGGCATGGCATCTAAGATTGATTACGCAGTTGTAGCACATGAGGACTTAGCATGAACAGATTAGAAATTGTTAAATTAGCATCAAAGGTTGGTGCTAAGGTAGATGCTCCTGCAGACTGGGTATTCACACTAGATCAGCTTGAGGAATTTGTAAAAGAAGTAATACCTAAGCCATTAGATCCAAATCGTTTAGGTGAATATTTACCTGCATGGGCATCCACAGAAATGACTTCAGGTATGCGAAGAGAGATAGTTCACGTTATTCAGAAACAACTAGGAGTGTTATAGTATGATGCCCGCAGGTGAATACTTTATTGGTGACTTATGTTATGTAATGACAAATGAGGAATGGCTAGAAGTATGTGACGTAACCATTCAGGGTAGCCGACTCATTGAAGGTGAATTTCAATTAAAAGATGGTCGTAAATTTGCAATGTACAGTACAGCATATGGTGATGGAACATACTATGATCATTATGGTTTTTCATATAGTGTAGATTCAGGATCAATTGGTTGTATTCGTATAGAGGACATCAAAGCCAATAAGTATGATAACTTATTAGACTTGGGAGCTATACAAGATTTTGATACAGATTTCGTGACGGGTGGAGGCAGAGGTGAACCAGGTTGGGAAGGTCTAATACAATTTGGTCATATAGTAATAGAAACAGATCCCACAGAGGAGGAAGAGTATGAATGATTTTGAAGTAGCACCTGTAGGCTACATACGAGAGATTACGTTATCTAGAGCATTGGCAAATGCAGTTGCAGATCAAATCCGAAAAGAAGATGATCCTCAGTCACCCTGGGATGCAACTAAATTGCCCAATGAAATACGACAAGCATACAATCGTTTATATGGAGAGTATATTCGACAACAGCAAGCGGGTGAGATGTAATGTTTAGATCTTTGTTATGGATAGCTATCTATCTTTTATGCCTTTGTGCATTCTCTATAGAAGCAGAATACACCGACGGAACATATATATCGTTAAGGGGTTGGTATAACTAACTAAAGGATGTCTATGCATAGGTCGATCATAAATCAAGTCAGAGAGCTTATGGATAGGCACTGGAATGCTTTTGAAATTGCAAATAAACTTAATATTGACATAGACACAGTAAAGTTTGCCATGGATGTAATTAAAGGTATATTATCATGAGAATTACTCCTGCTGAGTTTGCCCTTAAAGATATACAGCGCATACAAGTAAAGAATCAGTTTAATGAAACGACAGCGCTCGAAAAACTAGCATACGACAACAAGCGTTTTGAGAATATAGTTGTAGAGAGATTATACAACCAAAGAGCGTTTATAATGTCCATAAAAGCCAAAGGAACTCGCATAGATATGTACATCTAAAAGGTAAAACCTTTTTATTACCTTTTAGTAACCCTGCTCTGTGCAGGGTTTCTCTTGACCGGTTGTTCAAAAGGTGTTATAATTATGACATGAACAGCAAAAAGGAACAATATATGACAGAACGCGAGCAAAAAATGTTTGGTATCAGCATTGAAGATATCAAGACTCAGTACATGCAATCTTTGACAGCAGAGTTGACAGGCATGGAAATGGTTGTGATGGGTGTGCTAAGCGATGCACAAGAGATGATGTCAATGAATAGTTCTTCTATCCCCTCGCCTAACTCCAACGAATATGTTCGCAAGCAATTGAACATAGCAAAGTTCATCTTATCAGAAATGATGGAAGACAAATTGTTACAATCTAACTCTAGAAAGGTACACGCAGTATGAAAGAATTTGTTTTTAGACGTGTTGTAGTTGAGACAGTATTTGTGCGTGCTGAAGATGAGGATGAGGCAGCGGTACTGCTCGAGGAAAATGAATTGTTTGACAATTTGGAAATCCATCGCACCATCGAGAATGGTTGTGATTGGGAGTGTGAAGGTATGTCTAGCATGAGTGGTGCTTAATAAGGAAGCAATATGAAATTATACATTTGGACTCAGTGTCGCGAGAACTATGGTACAGCCGAACAACCTTATTGGAAGTTCAAAGGCGGAATGGATTACTTTGTCCCAATGGGCAAGAGTGTTTCCGATTCGAAGGTAACCGAATTGGTGATGGCTGTGCGTGGCGACATTGAAAGTAATCACCCAATGTATGAAGAATACATTCTAGGTTGGGATGTGGTTGCAGATGATTACATGACAGACTTTGAAAAGAGTCAGTTAGATTTTGAAGGCTTTGTTCGTTATCCCGCAAAAGTATTGGAGCTAGTATGATAGAAAGTAATTTGGTTGACACTTATGGTATGTTCTCACCCGAAGGTGACAAGGCTGTGCACAGTATTGTAGTACGAGCATTAGAGCATAAACTAAATTGGAAAGAGACCTTTGCTGAACTTCGACAGTTGGCAGATAGTAATTCTGATATGTACGGTGAGGCAATGGATACGGTTGTTCGTGAGTATGTGTATGATGCTATCGGTGCGGATGAGCGTGGCGAGTGTTTTTACATATGAAATTTATCTTCATAAGTATAGCAATTCTTGTTACGGGCTGTGCTCAAACTAGTACAGATGCTATGACAGAAAAACAGATTAAGATTATGAACAGCATGAGGAATCCGATTTGCCGTCAGGTAGGATCTTATCTTTATTGTAACGAAATGTGATTATGAATAAACATCTATCTAAAGCATCAGGCATCTGGGCAAAGAATGTATACATTGAGAATGAGCAAAAACACTACATCTTTACAGAGAAGTCATTGGAGCGTTTTGCTCAAGACATTCTTGATGAGTGTATGTATTTGTGTGTTAACGAACTTGCTGATCCTAGGGACACCCCTGAGTCTAAGATAGCAATAAAAATACGAGAGCATTTTAGGAGTGATAATGAATCTTAAGAACTTTGTTATTGTACTAGTTGTACTATGGGTTTGGTTGTCTTTAGATTTTATATTGACACCTACTGCATCAAACCATGCATGTATCAATGGTGAATACTATATCAAGCGTGGCGAGATTTGGATTAAAGAAGATCAACAGTGTATGATGAATACACCAGTTAAATAAGGAAATGGTATGTGGCGTAAAAGAGAAATAGCAAATAAGATGTATGTAGAGCATCTGCATGATAGAATCAAGTATGGAGATGAAACTTTGTTCAAGGCATATGAACATATAGAACAACTTGAGAAACAACTTGATAGATTAGAAATGGAAATGGAAATGCTTACTACAGCACTTAGAGATTTAGAAATCAAATTGAATTCTAAGCCTGCAAGTAATTTTGTGGTGATGTAATGTTCAAGCCTCTAACAGATGTAGTATTAGTAGCAGTAATGCTGATACAGGATCCGGTAACTAAAAAGTTCGATATTAAGTATGATCCGTTAGACTACTATAGCACTTTTGCTGAATGCTATAGAGAAGAGAAAAGACTGACTAAAAAGAACATAGACACCCGGAAGGCTTACATTTGCGTAAGAACGGACAAAGACTAATTGACATACTATCTAAAAGATATTATAATTTAGCAAACAGTAAAGGTGACTTATGACAAAGATTGTAATTAATGCTTGTTACGGTGGGTTTGGTTTATCTGAATTGGCACTGCTTGAGTATAAGCGCAGAGCCAACGTAACAGACCAGTATTTTTTCGATTATAATATCTCTAGAGATGATCAACATCTAGTAGATATCGTAACTGAATGGGGGCATGCTGCCGCATCTAGTTATGCTGATCTAAGGATTATCGAAATACCAGATGGTGTTGAATGGCAAATCGAAGAGTATGATGGTGATGAATGGATTGCTGAAAAGCATAGGACATGGAAATGAATTTTGAAAAGCAAATGTATGACTCCGGTCTAACAGCACAGGGTTGCTGGGACGAGATGGATAGTTATATGCATGAAGCCATTGAGAGGTTTGGTGAATTAGTAGTTCGTCGATGCATCTCAGAAGTAGCAATGATGGGTGTCTCGCAATGGGAGAATCCGGACATAGCTTGGGCGACCAATATGATGGTAACCAATATAAAAGATATCTTTGAAATGAAAGAGCAAGATGTTTGATTTAGTTTTAACTATGTTATTGATGTATCCGGGCAGTGCTACGACCATACAAAAGACTGTGCTGGCTAGATATGAGACAGTCTATCAGTGTGAGCATGCTAAGGATTATATTGTTACCAAGTATAATACTTCGTTGGAGTGTGTCAAAGTAGCAAAGAAAAAGATATGATGGATTGGGAAGAGATTGTAGACAATGCACCAGTATTCTGTCTACTGATGGTGTTCCTATTTCTATTTGGATTTTGTTTTGGTATGTTATTATCATTATTTGTATGAACAAAAAAATTGAAGAACTCGCTCTACAATGCGGCGCATGGCACCAGGTGTATGAACAGAAACGATTTATGGTAGATCGTAAATTTGATGTGGAACAGTTCGCCCAGTTGATTGTGAAAGAATGTGCGGATATTGCAACAATTAATGCACATCAATGGGCAAGTCCTGGTACATATGTACTAAAACATTTTAGAGTTACAGAATGAAAGATAGTGAATTTGCAATAGCATCGATAGCAGTGTTAATAGCAACTGCTTGTGTGGGCGGCGCACTTGGTACTCAGATAGGCAGAGATCAAATGTATGATAGGTGTTTTGAAAATCACAAAAACCTCACAATAATTGAGGCCAGAAAGACTTGTGATGCAATACTCAAAAAGTAAAGTAATTGAGCGTGAGCAAAAGCGCAGGAACAAAATAGATTGGATTATCATTGCTATATTTGTAGCATTGTTTATTTGGCATTTAAAAGTTTAAGGAGACAGTTATGTTTGGAACAACTATGGGCGATATGGTATATCGCTCTGTTAGCGAAATCAACTCAGCAATGAGTCGTGTATATGGGCATATGAGTTTGGCAGTAGGCGTATCAGGTATTGTCAGTTACTTTGTAGGAACTACACCAGAACTATTGCAGTTCTTTTTTACAGGTGCAACAAAATGGATTGTTATCTTTGCTCCGCTTGTTGCAATATTTGGTATTTCCGCAGTACTGGCTAATAATCCCAGTAAGAGCGTAGCGCAATTATGCCTACATAGCTTTGCTGCTCTAATGGGATTGAGCTTTGCAACAATCTTTGCGGTATTTGCTATGGGCAGCATTGTCAGTGCCTTTATGAGTGCAGCAATACTGTTTGGTGTTATGAGTGGGTATGGCTACTTTACCAAACGCAGTCTTGATAGTGTAGGCAAGTTTATGTTTGTGGGATTAATTGCCATTGTGATTGCCAGCATCGTTAACATCTTTATTGGCAGCACTGTGATGCAAATGGTAATCTCTGCAATGGCCATCATTATCTTTTTGGGATTAACTGCCTATGATACGCAAAAGATTCGCGAGGAACTTAGTTTCGAAACCAGCGACTCGGCAGAGGTGCGAGGTGCATTGACATTGTACATGGACTTTATTAATCTGTTCTTGAATTTACTCACACTATTTGGTGATAGAAAATGAACGAACAAATTACACAACTAATGAAACAAGCCGGCACAGATTCCAGCGGCAAATGGATGGACGCGGATCACGCACAAAAGTTTGCCGAGTTGATTATTGAGGAATGTGCCAGAGAATCTGACAAGCAAACTATCTATTGCAGAGGCATTCCTTGGGGCAAATGGATTAAAGACCATTTTGAAATTTTATGAATAGTGAACTAATTAAGACGCTGGCAGATGAGGCCAGAATCAAACCAATGGGTAGTAGTTGGGCCTATCGTCTTTCGGATGAGTTTGAGGAAAAGTTCGCTGAGTTAATTGTGTTGGAGTGTATGCATGACTGCCTGCGTATGCAGTTAGGCAAGCAATATACACCAGAAGAACTGTTGTTTCAAACTAAGTATCGTAAGATTATCAAAGAACATTTCGGAGTGAAGAATGAAGGATTTTGGAGTAAAGAATGAACGAACGAATTAAACAACTCGCTCTACAGGCTCAAATTGGATTATTTGAGGATAAGTCATTTGGATGGAGTGTGATTGCAGGAACGGATCGACACCTATCCAAGTTTGCTGAGTTAATTATAAAAGATAAAGATGAACACATCAAATGGCTAGAAGATAGACTAGCACATCAGACAGAGCAGACAGAAAAAGCTATGGAGATGGCTCATAAACTTATGGGTAAATTAAAGCCATAGTAATGGCCTAAGGAAATACAATGTTAGAAACAATCTGCGAAGTATTAGAAGACGCCTATAAGCGCAATTGGATAACCAGCCGTGATGGCAATGTAAGTATTCGTCATCATGACCGTGACCACTTTTATATCACACCCAGTGGAGTACGCAAGCAAACATTACAGCCAGATCAGTTTAAAAAGATTGCAATTGATAGAACCATAAACAGTGGACACGGCACCGGCATATATACCTACAACTGGAGAGACTTGCCTTACACTGACATCAGCAAGAATCTAACGCCCAGCGGCGAGATTCCCTTGCACTTTGGACTACAACGAGAAATGGGACAGCATGCAGGAGAAGTTCGTGTGGTAGTTCATGTACACCCCACCTATTGTATTGCTGCCATGCACAAAGGTATAGATCTAAGTACAGTTTGTGCGGCATTTCCGGAATTGAATAGATACACCAGAGTGGCACCCAATGTGGGAGATGTTGCCCCCATCAGTCAGGAACTGGCCGATCGTTGTTTTGAAAATCTACAGTTGGCGGATAACGGATATACTGGTTATGACATAATCGGAATCAAGGGTCACGGTGTAGTGTCAATAGATACCTCACCTTGGCGTGCATATGAACATATTGAACGTCTTGAACACATTTGCCGGATTGTTTTGGCATCAGGAGTAAACTAAAAATGACACCCATAGAAGACGATGACGATATCCAAGTCTATAAGCAACCCTGGCGAGGCCTGACACCTGAGCAAATTGACGACATCGTGGCCACAGCCATTGACATTGTGGATGCAGTAATACAAACCATGGATCAGCTCAAGGAGAACAATACTTGAGCAACGAACTAGAGCCCGGTTGCTTGGCAATCATCATAGAATCCGCCCTGGGGATTAATATAGGTAGAATCGTTACTTGTGTAAAGATCAAAGGTGAGCATACACTATATGGTAAAGTATGGACAGTATACTCGAAAGAACAGATATCGTCAGAATACGGGGCAATGGGTCATAATGTAGACGTTCCCGCAAAATGGCTCAAAAAGATTAATCCCAACGAATCCACGGATAAAACTAAAGAATTAGAGCATGAATCCAGTTAGTAGAGTTGTTGCTGTTAACAATGATGTCGTTGACTTCGCTGAAGTATTCAGACAATACAATATCATCAGTCTTGAGCAATCAGTAAAGATACACAACGGCCAGGCAAATAACGGCCGTATTTTGGTCAAGTTTGATCTGGCCAGTATGCCGATGGATCATCTATTAGAGATACTAGGTAGCCTGAGCTTTCCAGTAGAGTATATGTACTGGCTCTATAATCAGTATAATAACAGCACATACATTATGATCGCTTTGGACACAGAAGCCAGAGTCTACAGATTATATTTCGAAAAGCGTATTAGCAAAAAGGCAGAGCCCGAGCAACCACACGAGTGTATCAATTCTGTCAAATGGACGTCGGACCACAAAGGACAACAGATGACAAAGTATTATAGTATCATAACCAAAGATATCAGTTTACTTTATAGCACAGCACAATCATGTGGAATCGAACATCTACCACAGTTCGTAACAGAATATTTAGAACAGCAACAGAATCATTATTTCATGTTTGCAACTGATTTGGGTACAGATCGTATGAGTATTTGCATACCCTTCAAGCCGGACACAATCTACAATAAAGAAATAAAAGAATTTATCGGATATCCCGTTCGGCATTATCAAACAGGAATAGATAAAGATAATAACGTATTTAGTACGTATTATTACAGTATATACAGAAACATAAAGGAATAGTATATGGAATACGCTATAGGCATAGTAATAGGGTTGTTTATAGGATATACTATAGGGAAGCGTGTAGAGAAGCCTATAGAGCAATGTACAGGGAACCGCTCAGAGTTGTCCCCAGAGTTGCGCTCAGAGATGGACAAAAGAGTTGCGGGAAGAGTTGGATAACGATATTGCTATAAGAGATGAGAACAGATATGGCTATATTGGTTATATGCAATATAAGATACTGCTAGAATCCGGAATCGCAACATCTAAATCGAGCCTATATTAGACGGTATTTATATGGCGGAAAAGTGTGGATACTGTGAAGAATCCCAGAGTTTATTATTAATTTTTTAAATTTAAAATCAAATCCTCATAGCCTTAGACTATAATAGTCTCGGTCTATTGCAGAAGCATTTCCTATAGGCATTTGCTATTATAGGCGGAGACTATCGGAATCCGGAATCCAATAGCTTTCTTTATTTGCAATTTGCACAATTTTAAAAGACCCGTTGTCTGAGTAGGATAACGGGTTTCTATTTGACAAGTTATCCAAAATGTGCTATAATAATGACATATTAGAAAAAGGAAATAAAATGTTTTTAAGCACACAGCAGGTTCGGGATTTCGCTAAACAATATGGCGCATTTGCAAAATATACAGACAAGACATCTGCTATAGATTTAAGCAGACGCAGTGTTGTTTTTAAGGAATATAACAATGAGAAAAAGACATTTTTGGCATTGGTTTTAAAGGCATATATTAAAGACCAGGGCGCTGAGAACACAGTTAAAGTAACCGAGGACTATGTAAGGGTAATAGCAGAATTGAAAATCCCAGGTGACATAATTGACGAAATGAGACAAGCAGATGCAGCAATAGAATAACCCTACAACCCTTGTGGAAATAAGGGTATTTGTTGACAGGTTGTCCAAAATGTGCTATAATAAAGACATATTAGAAAAAGGAAACAAAATGACAGTAAAAGATTTGATAGCAGCATTAAAAAGAATGCCCCAGGATGCATCAGTTTGCTTGCAGGGTTCATCGGAAACATTTGATGGCGACAGCCACCCATTTGTTGAGTTGGACGCTGACGGCGGGGTGATTATTCGCGAAGCAGGCTGGTACGAAGTAACCCAATAACCCGTAAGGGTATAAGGGTATTTGTTGACAGGTTGGTCAAAAGGCATTATAATCAATACATGTTACAGCAAAAAGGAAACAAAATGGAAATAGCAGTCAAGTTCAATTCTTCCAAAAAGCGCTTCGAGGGTTTTGTAGATGGCAAAATGGTATCGCGCTCAAGGCACGAATCATATGTAAAAGACCAGCTAGCAAAGCTCGGCTTCAGCGTAGGCGAGGCAGAGAACGACGTGACTGCTAAGGCATCAGAATTTGGTATCAACGAACGCTTCGGCTTCGTCGAGCAAATGGTCGGCATGGTCGCTAAGAAGACCATCGCATCAGCAATT